AAGACTGATTTTTCTAATTGTACTGGTACACCGCCTTTTGCGATACATACCTCTTTCCAGTTTGGTTCGTTAAACTTTTGAATTACTGCATAGAACCCAAATGCTGTACATATTAATAATAATGAAGTCATTACCACAAACATATAGAAGCCTAACTTCTGTACCACTTGTGCTGATATCTCAACGTGCTGTTCGCCTACCATTTAAACAACAGCAAACATTAATAGTAGCGCTACTAAGAATGCAAAGATTCCTAATGCTTCTGCAAATGCAACACCGACAAACATAGTGCCTGTGTCTGCTTTCTTAGGCATTACTTTAAGTACCGCTCCTACAATAATTCCAACACCGATAGCCGCGCCACCCATGCCAAATGTTGCTAGTCCTGCGCCAATCATTGCGCCCATTGTTGCTATATCACCATACATTATTTACTCTCCAACATTAATCTTTTTGCTTCTTCGTGGTAGCCCATACGAGCTAATTCTGATGCCGCTCTTGCACGACCTGCTGACTCACCAATACCCCAAAGGAACATTCCTGTTATTACTAATACTCTGCTTAACAATTTAAATATGTTAAAGTTTACTGGTGTGTTACCTGCTAATTCCATTATACAGAACCTCTTAAATTTGGGTTCGAAGGAATATTATGTGGGTATGTGTCACGAAGACTGTTTTCGTGCCATTTGTCTTCTGAGATAGAGCGAATATCACCACGACTGATACCAATGTCGCTTAGTTCTCTATCTGTTAGTTTGTGTAGGGATTTGTAAGTATCTCTTGCTACTTTACGTTTAGCCATTGCTTCTCCAATTCTGTCGAAGAATGTTACTACTTTGTATGCCGCAATTGACAGTCCGTTTGATTGGGAATTTGGGGTGAATAATGTGTGTGCCATTGATAATCAATCCTTTTAAATAAGTGTTTCTTTTGTTCTTACAAATATATTTAGCACCTATTTTTGAAAATACTACCCCATGAGATACGCTAAGATTGCATAGTCGGATTGCGTTCTAGGAAACCGTGACAGTTTGTCATTTTATAAATAAAACAAAAGAGAGGTTAACAATGTCTAGTATCCATTATCTAAAACGATCTCATAACGAAGCAATAATCAAAGTATACGTAACAGACTCATCTGGTGATACAGTAGATATTGCTATAGCTGATCTTATCGCTGCTGGCGAAACGTTTGACGCAGGTACAGCTTCTGTTACGATTAAAGAAATCCATTGGGGTTGTAAAGTCAATAAACACGTAGACGTTTCTAGGTGGGATGGAGTAGCACCACACGGACATTACTATTTCGTAAACTCAGGTTCATTGGAATTCACAGGTTTCGTAGATAACGTATATGCAAATAGAGACATACGAATTGTTGGTGACGGACCTTTCCATTGCATAATGAAATTGACTAAAGAGACTGGTTACACGTCTTAACCCAACCGTCTTTCTAAAGCTCTCTTAACTTGCAACATAAGAGTTTCTTCAGTTTTGTTAACCCCAGACCATTGTGATTTGGGATTAATATATTTCTTAATTTTCTGTTGATGGTTCATATAACGATTCATTGCTTTCAGCAATGCGGAGAGCAACATACGATCTCTCGTAAGCACTATCTTTTTCACAATTGTTTTCATAATAAGTTACACGTTAATTGATTTAAATTCACCACAGAAGAATATTGGGATAGGACTTGCCCCAAAGCCAGAACCAAGATTTAGTTTTCTTGCCATTTGATTGGCTTTAACTTTAGTTAGATAAAGTGGAATAGTGACATCCCACTCAGTTTCGTGAATGTGATACTTATTACCGACTTGCTTTACAACGTAGCTCATGTGATACCCCCTGCGCCAAATAGGCTTTTCTTTCCATTCTTAGGATTACTAAATGTTGTCTTGTCGAATATTGGATCATCAACCCCAGCGCGTGTAACTGCCTTTACTGGTGTATTATTTGCTGTAGACTGCCCTTGTTGAATACCAGACTGTGCTGAGTCTTCCAGATCAAAGATTGACATCTTAGCCCTATCAATACCAACAACAAACCTTCTATACCAACTAATATCACCCCAACGATTTTTCAATTGCTTGATCATAATCTGTCCAAGGCTATCAAGTTCTTCATCCGTAATCAAACCAAGAATACAGTCAGCAGTGTGAGTAATACCCATAGACTCAGAAGTGTTAGTAAGATCAACATCAGAGTTGCCATACCCATCACGATTAAACTGTGAGGATGTGATTACAGCACAATCAAATTCCATAGCCAAACCACGAATTTCTTCAGCGATAGACTTGACTAGCGTATAGGAGTTTGCCGCCGCCGCACCTTTAATGCGTGATGAAGCACAGATGTTCAAGTAATCGATCATAATGATGTCAGGCTTAAAGTTACGCTTCATCTTTAATTCATTGAGTAGATGACGGAAGTGACCCGCATGTGCTGATCCAGTAGGATATTCTTTGACAATAAGTTTCCCTGTTGTCTTAGATGTAATTCGTTCCATACGTTTAGCGTATGTATCTTTGTCCATGTCTTTAATCTCATCAACACGGATACCCATCATATTAGCATCAATACGCTCTGAGATGCGTTCTTCAGCCATCTCCATAGTGATGTAAACAACGTTCTTGCCCATCATCAATGCAGAAGCCGCCGCATGACATTTGACCAACGATTTACCACCACCAGTTGTTGCCAACAATACAGTCATAGACTTGCGTGGTAAACCACCCTTAGTGATCTTATTCAAGATATCAATATCGAATGGAATACGCTCTTCTTTCTTGTGGTAGAATTCATAACGACTTTCGTAGTCCTCAAGATAGTCGTGACCAATAGAGGTATCAAAGCTGATGCCAAGGCTATCAGTCAACATCTGGGGCAACGCACCTTTGTCGATTTCTTTCTCTTCACCATCAATAACTAGAATGGCTTTTCGAATAGTATTAAAGAGGTCTTTGTCTTGACAGAACTTTTCTGTTTCAGAAACGAGCCAATCAGTATTAGTGTCTTCGTCACGCTTTAGATTATCAACTGTAGACATTACTTGCTTGTAACTATCTTCATTCATATCCTTGCGCTTATCAATACAAATCTTAAGCGCTTCGACAGACGGTGCATAGTTGTATTCATCCACGTAGTCACTATACGCAGTAAAGATTTTCTTCACGCCTTGATCATCAAAATATTCAGATTTTATATAGGGATATACACGGCGATAGTATTCATCATTGAACACTAGATTGGATAATACTGTTAATTCTATCATTTCAAATTCCATACGTCTGAGTTGCATGATGGCGACCAATGAAATTAGCCGCCATCTTAAGGTATATAATATTACACTAAACGTGTAATGTCAAGGAAATTATTCTTCGCTATCGTCGATTAGTTCATCGATAACTTCTGGGCTTACTTCGTCATCACGCATGATAGCACCTGATGCACCGATAGTAAACGAATCCTTGATGTACTTGCCGAAGTTTGTTTCTTCGAACATGTTAAGCCAGAAATCTTTGTTGTCAACGATTTCCTTTGCCCTCATCAGTTTTTCAGAAAGGATTACACCAGTCTCTGGATCAAGTGCTTCGTACCAACCAACTTTAGGTTTGCGTAGATAGCCACCTTTTTCAGCAACTTCCATAAGACCAGACCACTTCATAATACCACTGTCCCACGATACTGAGATTGGAATCTTAGACTTCTCTTTAACATATCGAGACTTCTCAATGTTAATGATGAAATGGTAGCCTTGGATTTCAGTACCCACCTTGTCTTGTTGACGTCCAACAATCCAAACAGTATCCGCACTATACATAATGCCTGTACCACCAGACACAACAGCCTTAGAATACATCTCTTGTGTTTGATACGTGTGATTAACCGCAATCAATGGAATGTCTTTAAGGTTAAGGTGTGGTGTTACCATACGGAATAGAGACTTGATAGATTTAGCTCTTGACATATCAGCAACTGATTTGCCATCAAGTGAATCCTGTACCTCTTTCTTGGAAGCTAGGTTACCAATAGAGTCGACAACCATAACAATTTTACCATAATGCTTAGGCTCAATTTTATCAAGCTGTTGCATCATCTCAAACTTCAATTGCTCAACGTCTGTGATTGGAATGTGGGCTACACGTTCCATGTCGATACCAAAGCTTTCGAAGTATGCTTGTGGTGTTCCAAACTCTGCATCAAAGAACATCAGAATTGCATCTGGGTTCCGTTTCATGAAAGCACCTGCCATAAGTAGGGCAAATGCTGACTTAAAGTGTTTGGAAGGTCCTGCTAAGACTAGCAGTCCTGGTGTCAAACCGCCATCAATACGTCCAGACAAAGCAACGTTGACCATAGGAACCTGTGTAGGAGCCATGTCTTTCTTGCCATATACCTTGGACTTCATAATAGGGGCAGTCATTTTAATCGTACTGTTACTGACGATTGAGTTCAATAAATCATTCATAATTTAACTACCTTCTACTATAGATTTAAGTTTGCTCTTATAAGCCTCAATCTTTGCTACGCGATCAGGCCAATAAATTGTTGATTTCTCAGAGTTCTTACATAAGTTGTCCAAGAACGGTGTTACCGATTTAAATAATAGTTCTAAACGATATTCAAGATCGTCAGCCGCGAGTTTAGCGTCAGTTAGTTGGTCTTCTAACGTCTGCTTCTCACTGCTAACTCTCTCAATAGCAACCTTGGCTTCAGCTTCTTTCTCTTGAAGCTCTTCATCAATGAAGCTGAAACCAAAGTCAAAATCTAAAACCTCTTCATAGGTTTTATTAGCCATTCGCAAGTTCCTTAAAGATTGACAGATCATCATCATCGTCATCACTCATGGACATTGAAGGAGCAGTTGATTGCGCCTCTGGCATTGTGGTTAGTGTAGGTTCTGGTGAATTACCACCAAAGCTAGACATATCCAAATCATCAACCTCTGCCGCTGTGTTGGGTGTTGATGGTGATTGATCCAACGCAAGTACGCGGTAGAACTTTGTTTTCAACTCATCATATGACTTGAAGTTCTTTGGATCAACCAATTCCTTCAAGGAATGTGCTTCGTTAAAGATGCGTTCCAATTCAGAATCATCATCCGAAATAGCAGATGGTGTGTCGAACGTTGACTTATCGTAGTTGGGGTAACCAGCAACCTTCTGAATTTTCAGACGGAAGTTAGCACCTTCCCACATGTTGAACGGATCAGCCGCAGTTTCATCGTCAAACTGTGGGTTCATAAGCTCTTGAAGTTTACCAAAGATTTTTGCACCATACTGATACATAAAGACCTTGCCTTCATTTTGTGGGTTTGATGGGTCAGAAATCACCAAGATGTTAGAAACATACTTCAAGCGACGTTTCATTTTACGTGCTTCTGCCTTATCGTCTTCGACACCAGAGTTCCACAACTTACTGTTGTATTCTGATACTGGATCATCACGATCTAATGTAGTCAAAGAGTTTTCGATATACCACAGACCTGTTGGTCCTTGGAAACCGTGATCCCACATGCGAACAAATGGAACATCTTCACCTGATGGTGCTGGTAGGAAACGAATTACTGCGAAACCGTTACCCGCTTTGTCGCGTGTAGGTTTCCACATTTTACCTTCGTTGGGGTCTGAGTAACTCTTGCTTTGAATTTTCTCAAGCTGTGAGTTTAGTTTGTTCAATGAGTTTGAACGATTCTTTTTGAGTGTATTAAAGTCCATGACTTGTATCTCCTAATTTTGCTTTTTATAGCGTTGTGTATGTTATATTGCGATGTGTAGTGAACTAAGTCCACTGCTTATTTATATCAGAAAAAGTGTTCTCGAATGACTTTCTTGAACTTTTTTTCATCAATATTCAAGAAAGGTCTGTATTTTCTTGATTGTTTAATTATATCATAAGCAACGATTTTGTCAAGTAAATTCGTCTCCCAATACGCAAAAATATTTGCTACGTGAGTGAGAATTGTAAATGTCTCCAACGTTATTTGCTTCTGTAATAATAATGATATGATAATAGGATGCTGACCTTTAACTGAAACGAAGTTGGATTGCCAATCATCATTTAGTTGGTTCAGATCATCCTTTACCACTCTCGTCAAAGATTCTTTCTTACGCCGCCATTCTAAATAGCGTTGCTTGCCTTCATCTGAAACAATATCTCTTACCCACGCCTTCTTGTTGTGGATAAGATTTGCCAATATGAGTTCTTGTACATTATCTTCTTGCGACAACCTATAGAATGAATATACGTCATTCCTTGTTCTGAAGCTTTCTACCTTAACATTCGTTTTCCCTCTGTACCTATGGAAATCAAATTTGTCAACGTTGAAGTGTCTATGCATTGCTTGGTACATACGATATGTCTCAAACGATTCTTTAGTCACATAACTCCGTGATGTCTCTTTCATCTTTAACCACCATTTTCATTTTCACTGCCTCAGTTCTTACCTTTTCTTTTAGGATTGAGGACTTCTTAACTATGTCAGCGACTGCTTCTATTTCTAAGTCGTTCTGACGTGCATATTCAATTAGAGCATCAATATAATTGACGCCATTAGATAACATATTTGATATCTCGTGATGAACCTTCTCAGGTGTTCTTGGGTTGATCGTAGGCTGTTGTTTATCCATTCAGTGTCTTGACACCCGACGTCCAATTAGATGCCGCACTCTCTGCCCAATGAATCGACTTACCTTCGTAGATTTCTTCTTGGATGAACTCTTCATTAATAAAACAACGAATGCCCGATCCGTTTTCAGTTTTGAAATATTCGGCTCTGAGCGTTTGCCCTGCCTTTTCTACAATAATATTATCACCTGCCATGTTACTTTCCTTAATGTTAGAGGTTGCCTTTACCTGTCCACAGCCTTCGCAGTAGTGTACAGTTATCTTAAATGCATGATTATTAAACGTTATGTAATCTATACCTTTACATATAGACATATTACCACAACACCCACTAATTGTCAAGTTATTTTTCCTCGAAGAGTACGTTGTTTACGTAAGATTCCTTGTCTTCTTCACTGATGCCCATAGCCAAAATTGACCTGTGCAAATGAGGATTTAGCTTTTGGTTTGAGCAGTATTTATTCAGTATAGGAAGTGTATCACGGTTTGATACAACTGCCTGTTCTTCCAAGTTCTTCAAGTAATATGTCACTAGTTGAGATGTGACTGAGATGAACTGATCCAACTCATGCCCCTCTCGTATGTTGCCAACAGCAATCATATCATCTGAGAATATTTCTTTAGCCCAATCTGGTAACTCACGTGGTTTAATCCATTCTAATCCTAAGATGGCTTGTTTCATATATTCGTTGTATGGATGCCCATACCCATGTAATGGTGAGAAGTCCATAAACGATCCAGTGATCTTTTTGGGTCCTGCTACGATATCAAAGCCCAAGATTGGAAGTTCAATGCCCTCTTTAGGAAAAATGTTGATGTGCATCAACCACAAAGACTTAACATCTTTTGGTTGAATTGTTTTTAGATGGCACTTACCGATCTTATCTGAATGCCAAAACGTGTCTGTCCAACCTTCGAACTTCATGTTTTCAGTGTACTTAGGGTTGTCGTATCTCACAAAAGATTTGTCGAAACGCTTAGTCAAATCATCAGCGTAATTATCCAAACGCCCCCATAACGAAAAACTCATTCCATCATCTCCCTATACCCATTTGTGAACTTGGGGTAATATGTAGACCCTTTGATCTTGTTGTATTCATTTGTATCTACTACATGTGTTTTGATAACAACTTTGTCCTCAGACATTGGGTGCAAATACATTAATGCGTCACCACGTTCAAAATCACATTGCAAATCTTTAGTTATGAACATGTTGATATGTGTACTGTGTTGGTGCTTATAATTAACAACACCCGGTGGTATCAATATAGTAGAATTGGTTGCGTTGAATGACCAGAACGCCTGTGACTGATAAAAGTTTACGCCTGACTTTTCCTTGAGATACCACGGCGACAAAATCTTAACATGCACTTTTGGTGCGAATGCTCCAATAGGTGATGTTTCGGGGTCATTGTGATATTGCGCCCCATAATCAAATTCAGAATGAGGGAACTGTTTGACGATGCCATTATCTGTAGCCTTGACAATGAAGTCAGACCATGCTGGGATAGTGAAGCTGTGCTTTAGATTGTCGATCATTCCAGGACACTTCTTGAATGTACTAGAGACAACCACCATCCCATCTTGGGCATACGCCTTGGTAGGCTTCATAGACTTAAACCAATCAGGAACATATTTTGTGCTAGAAGCAATTGGCGTCTTGGCAACATTTTCCTGATCAGTAAAAGCGTCTACTGTTATTGTATTTTTTTTAAATTTAAATAACATTATTTCTTTTTACGTTCCCTACGTAGTCTATTATACTCATTAGTCGTTCGAGTTTCTATAATACCTTTAGCTTCTTTTCGACGCTTCCTTGCCGCAACATCTTTGGCAAGTCGTTCAGCCTTCGGCTTTGGTTTAAGGTTAATTTCTTCTAATGCTTGATCTTGCATCTTGGACACTCCTTATGTGGTTTATAATAGATTTATTGTATAACAAAAACTCCGATTTGTCAACTATTTTGATAGCTCATCAAATAATTCTGAAGCGAAGTCAAAGCAACGCTTGGCTTCTTCTTCCATACCATCGTGGAGAAGCTTCCTAAATTCTTCGATAAGAACCTTAGTGTCACCTTCAAATTCGTACATGATACCCTTACCTGGGGTCTTGGCTTTGATTATCTGCCCACCATGTAATTCACCAAAGTGACGAACGTACATATGTGATAGTAGACCGTCATTATTGTCTGCGTCTGCAAGACCTTGCATATGCGTCATACATTTACCGACTGATTTGGGGTAATGGTCAATATCATCAAAGCCATATATTTCGCTAAGCTCTTCGATATCCTGTAGGATACGAGGCGCTCTATAGATTGTTGTTAGATTGGGTGGAATGATTACAAGTTCTTCGAGCATCTTGTATACGAGATACTGGCAGTTTAGAAATTTGTAATATACGAAAGGATCAATGCCACCACTGATTAATTGCTTTGCGAACTTTCGACGTTCAGCCGCTTGGTGATGCGCCCATGTGAGTTGTTTTAGTTTATTTGTCATAATATACCTCTCTTTGCACTGCTTTCTTGTATTTATACAAAGAAACAAAAAAGGGTTGCTGTATTAACTAGCAACCCCTTTAGTTTACGTTTAAGCGTAAATTTGCAGTTTTTACTGCGTAGCGTATCTTAGAAGTCGAAAGACAACGTTACAGATGGTGCAACCACTTCTGTATTCAAGTTATAGTTTACTGCGCCTTCTACTGTCAATACTTCACCCATGATGTATGATGCACCAACGTTTTGCGTTAGGTCATCTGTGTCACCGTTCAAGTAACCAGTGATCCCCATTACAGTAGCATCTGCTTCGAAGTTTGTTTTCTCACTTAGCGAACCGTATGATACTGCACCACCAAGACGTACACCTTCAAGCATACCTGCTGTGTCTGCACGACCCGCAAGAACCCACTCTTTTGAGTCTACGTTATAGTCAGCTACGGTTGCAACACTAAGAATGCTTGCGTCAAAACCATATCCTACTTGGACGTTTTCCAAATCTGTGACGTCTGTGGCGATTGCATCAAAACCAAGTGCAACAGTTGCACCCATTGCTGATACTTGCAAGCTCTCTTTAGCCATCGTTGGCTCTTCGATTGTACCGTTTACTGCGGCACTTTCTGTATCGAACCAGATGTTACCTTGGTCACCAAAAGACAACGTTGCCGCGCCTACAGTTGTAGCAATATTCCATTCATCAACAGATACTGATGTACTTGGAGTTGCTTTAAAAGAAATGCCGCCAGTCACAATACCGTCTGGTGTGTTAACGTCGAGATCAAAAGATGTAGTTGCTCCGTACTTATCAGTTGTTCCAGTTTCTGCGATTACAGTTTCGATTGAGCCAGTTACTAGTGGTGCTGCTGGTGAAATCAAAGTTTGGTCTGCATGTGCAGTTCCCGTTAGCAGTACCATCACTGCTGTTGTTGTTAATAGTCTATTCATTACATCTTTTCCTTTATAATTGTTTTAAGTACGACTTTTCTGTTGCTAGGTAAGTCGCCAACCCCCTGTGATTATGCCGCTAAGGCAAATCCAGATGGTGCGAAATTTTCATTTGCATTTAGTTTAATTGATCTATACGCGATCACCCGATGAACTCCACTCAGCTATTCCGTCCGTCGATCCTAGTTCGCCCCCATCAAAAGCACATCATCTTCAACCCTCGTGAGGTCTGTGTCTCTGCAAAAACACCTTATTGCAGTAAGGCGTAATGTGCTTGTGGTGGAGGCGTTGGGTACTGCCCCCAAGTCCGATCCGTATTTACGTCACTTCAACGTTCACATATAGTATATATCATTAAAAAGGCCAGATGTCAATCATCCAGCCTAATTAGTTATTTTTGTGTGACATATTTGTCAGATTTTCATAGTGTCCTTAACGACATAGAATTTGGCATGTGGTTTCTTCATCGACAACTTAAGCGCTAAATCTTCAAGTGCTTGCTTATTTTTACCACGTTTTCTGACGTATGTTTCATAATTACTCTCAACTACTAATTTGTAAGCCATTATATATCTCCTTAATATTTAAGAATTACTGACGCCACGATAATGATCAACAAGATCGTAGGTACTTCATTTAATATCCGCATCTTCTTTGGTGATGGGATATTCTCACCTTTGATAAAGTTCTTACGCTGTTTACTCAAGAAGCCATGAAAGCCAAACATCAAGAATACACTCACAAGCTTTACATAAGGCCACGTGAGTGACCAATCAACGTATCCCAAACCAATCAAAGCAATACCAGAGAATAATGTGGCAAACATTGCTGGCATCATTATTGCTCTTAACAGTTTTACTTCCATTGTTTGGAAAACTTTATCCATATCATCCCCAGGTTTCGTCTCTTGGGAATGATACACCATTACTCTTGGCAAATAGAACAGCCCTGCCATCCATGATATTACTGCCAAGATATGTATTATCAAAACAATTTCGTAGCTACTCATAATATAGTCCTTTCAATTAAAATCCGTTTGGTACTAAGATGTAATGGATAAGTAGCACGATACCCAAGGATGCGCCAAGACCCACCATCATCTTCATAAAGTCTCGCCCAATCAGTGGGAAGACTGTCTTAAATTTTGCCTTGCCTGTGTAACTAGCCATAGCCAATTCACGCCCACAAAGCAATCCTACAAATACCCAAGTCGTTGACATTGGAATATCATTCAGTTCCTTAAAGAAGTATAGGATCAACCAATACACCAGATCGATGATTGTAGCAGATCGAACGTAGCGAGTGTTATGTTTCTCGACTACAATCTGTTGAATCTTACCACCACCTTCACGAAACATGAAGCCAAGCCCAATCACAAATACTGCTGTGATCATAAGCATTAATGGTACGTCTAACTGACGTGGTAAAAACACCGCGATGTTAGCCATATCGTGCGATAACCAAGTGAACCACAGGAAGCCTGTAGTGACCCACTGAGCCACTCTCCATGCCGTTTTATGGTTTTCTTTAACAGGCTTCGCTTCGTCCAACAGGCGGCTTACTACGAGCCATATGACGTATGCCGCCACAGCCGCAACTGCATAACCCATCATTGACTTCATCAACATCTTTTCTAGTACAAATGTACTAGCGAATGCTGATAGAACTAGGAATGATGTTGATACTGGTACGCCGAAACGTGTTAGCCCCAACAGAACTGCGGGTGCTAGTGCGTGATACCATTTTACTTCTTGAAATGGAATTTTGTTTAATCGTCCATAACTGATGTCTCCACCATTCATGTACCATCCATACCATAATGTATAGATTAGAACAGCCGATGCGGCTATCCACATTGTTCTCCAATGAAACTTTTCATTGTTTGATGCGATCCATGTACCTAATGTTTGTACTGAATCATTTGCAATTACGGCATAAGCGGCGAATATAAATCCTACCACCATCCATATAGTGAGTGCGTCCATTTGTTTCTCCTTTTGCTTGACAGCTTTACCCTGTCGCTCACATAAAAAAAAGAGGCCAGAACAGCCCCTTTAGAAACTTTATTTATATTACGCAGGAACCAGAATTTTGCCCAAATCAATTTTCTCAAAAATTAAATCTAACATATCTAAGGTTTCGACATCATTGTTCTTTTCAGCAACCTTTGCTTCGTCCCAGAGTTCTTGCATCTGTTCTTTAGTAACAAAGCGGTTCATATGATATTTGTGTATCATGCTACCTCACATTCTTGCGCCATTGACTGATCCATTCGATCTGCCAATCCTTCATAATCTTCTGCGATCATCATGATCTCATCAAGAATATCTTCACGGCTTTTGCCAAAATTTGCAGAACGGCGTACTAATCGACGCATAGTTTCTGCGACTTGTGTTGCTGATTGAATATCCATTTTGATTTCCTTCTGTTTAGATAACTTATACATACTTTATGCCATATTGATTCGATGGTGTCAAGACTTATTTGTGCGCCTCTGGTATTACTAAGTTCCATTTCATATTACGAGTAATAGTACCAACTAATGCATGGTGATCAGACTCATCTATTGCATAAATCATTGCACTGCGAACTTTTGTTTGTTCTGATAACATATCTCTACTATATGTTTGGGCTTCCCCTAAATCTTTGAAAGTGCCACTAACGAGTGATGGTTTTCTTGGCTGAAACAAAACAACATTGTACTGAACAGCACTTTGACGTACACCTTCTTCAAAGCCATCCATGTCTTTTAGTTCACCACGTTTGCCCATTATGCGGCTTCCTTTTCTGCTACATGCCATGATTCAATAAACTGTTCCAGATAATCACACTGTTCTGGTGTAAGATCATGTTCAAACAAAAGCTCATCAGCACTCATAGGAGGCAAATCGTTTTCAAAAAGAAAATCATCGTACTGGTCGCATAATTCATTAAGTGTCATTTTATTTCTTTCGTGTTGTTACCTATACTGTATGTCATATTGATTCGGGCTTGTCAACCCCCTTGAGTATAAAAAAGTATTTCTAAACCATCTTTTCTCAAACTAACACGTGGTTCGTTGATACGATCATCATCGTGCTTCTTTTGGTATGCAATATATTGGATGGTAAGTTCTAGTGCTAACAAGTCTTTAAACATGTATGCATCTTTAGTTTTGAGGAAGCCACGATGTTCCAGACCATTGCCCATAGGAAGTGCATCGTACTCCATTGGTTCGATCTGTTCTGGTTCGCACTCCATGCCTCTACGACGAATTGTGTAGATTGCATTGCGAACTATCTTTTGTATCATTACATCATAAGCATTCATAAACACTATTCTACACTATAAATACTTGTTGTCAACAGTTACTTTTTGCTTGACAAACTTTCTAAGTCATGTATAATAGGGTTATCCCTTATGATATACAATAAGATTCTAATTAAGGTAAATTATGTATTATAGAAGCAGTGACGTCCCTTGGGTTAAAATGAACTTTAATGTTCCTTGTCATGATATAGAACAAGAATACTTATCAGTCAAAGAAACATTAACAATCAATAGACCACAAGATGGTCATAAAGACTGGTTTGCTGTATCTTTGTTCTTAAAAGATAATATCACAGAAGTAGGATTGAAATGTCCTAAGACTACAGATTTTATTAAGTCATTACCATATGATAAAATAGATGATTGTAGGTTTCTGCTTATAAAGTCTGGTGGTATGATTGCTGAACATAGAGATGTACCAGAACACAATTGGCTTGACACTCTTAATATGTCAATAACATATCCAAAAGGAAGTAAGTTCATATTAGATGGGAAAGAAGTTCCTTATCACTCTGGGGCATCATTTGTCCTTAATGTGCATTACCCACATTGGGTTGAGAACAACTCTAACGAAGATAGGTTGCATTTAATCGTACATGGTAGAAAGAAGAAGAGTTTCTGGGATAACGTATAAATAGACAAAAGGAGATTAAATATGGTACAACAAACAGTTACTTTCACACCACCAACAGATATCACTACAGATGAGGCTCTTTCTCATATTGCTAGTTATCTGCCTTCTGATGTATTATCTTTTCTCAATGAGCAAACTACAAATGGTGGTAGAACAACAACTACGTCGGTAGACTCAGGGACACATACTATTGTAACAAACTGGACAGATGAAGCCGCTTCTCAATACACTACTCTTATGGCTAATGTTTCTGCTTCTGCAAAGGCATCTTTGATTTCAGATGGTTGGACTATTTCATTTACACCAGAGACTGCCGACCTCTAACAATTAGAGTATATTATGAGAAAAAATGATTTTGAAATCGTTAATCCCGATTTCCTGTATAACATGGATGAACACACTACTTTTTGTTTCGAAAACGAACCAAGAGGTTTCTTTTGGCATCCAATATACAAACACTGGATAATCTTCTCAATGGATAGGCTCAAAGAAGCCTCAAAGATGAATGAAGAATTCAGCTTAGCTAAGACATCACCAGCACCTTTTGACCCAACACCACTTGGTGGTATTTGGAGAGCAGGTTATGCATTGACACTAAGAGAAGGTCCGCATCATCATCTTGCGAAGAAGGAAAGCCTTAATTGGGCGAAAAGACGTTCTGGCTTTATGATTGACGCGCTGAAGTCAAATATAGACAAATGGTTCGATAAGATAGAAAAGAACAAACCATTCGTGTCTTATGACGTCATCGGTAGGATTGTTACCGACACTCAGATACAGACTATAGAATTTCCTTGGGCAGAACTAGATGTGTCAGAGGATTATGTTAAGGATGGCTTTCACGAGTGGATGCGCCCTGGGGGTGTCTTCTCTAATTTCAACCCAGACTTTGACTACGATAAGCCAGTTGCCGAAACTACTGAGTTCTATAATATGTTTGCACGTATCGTAGATGAAGCTATTAGCTATTATCATCTTGAGGGTGTTGATGACGATACAATGATTAATATGACGAAGAACTTGAGTGACAAGCAATGGATATACAATGACAACCCACGTAGGATGGGATATATGTTTATCCAAAGCTTATGGACTGTTGTAATTCCAACCTTTGCTCTGAGTATGTACCAGAACCTAGCTATGAACCTTGCCAAGTATCCTGATATTGTCAAGAGAATTAAAGCAGATAGAACACTTGTCTCAAAGTTTGCAAGAGAAAGTATGCGTCTCGCCCCACTAAAGGGTGGCATACGTGATATCACAGAAGACATAGATTACCATGGATACAAGTTTGATGCAAATGGTAGAATTCTTTTGTATACATATGGAGCAAACCGTGACCCCAAATACTTTAAAAATCCCCTAGAGTTTAGTCTTGAACGAGATGACGAACCACTTCCAGTAACCCTTGCTTACGGACCTCACCACTGTACTGGCGACTTCCTTGTCAAGCACTTTCTTGAAATGATAATTAATAGCTTGCTTGATAGGTTTGACAATTTTGAGATTACGAAAGAGCCAGAACTATTACCAGCGATGTTTGGGTCAACTACCGTATACAAAGATTTAGAATTCAAGTTCTCATGATACGCACTAATCAACTACACGAAGTGACACCCCAACTTCTAACTTTTATAGAAGAATGTGACAAACTTGGTTATAAAAACAACAACTCGTTAGAAGTCATGAATTTCCAAAAGACTCTTGACGATGGTGGCGTGTGGTTCGAGACATCAGTTGATGGCAAGATGGTAGGCATATCTGGTGTACATCAATTTAGAGATGGCGTTAGGGCTTTATATAGAGGATGTCAATTATACTCAAGACCAAAGGGTTTGAGCAAAAACCATATGAACTGTTGGATGTTCTACTACCATCTTCCAAAGGTCATATATGCTACTAACGATCCAATATACATTACAACCAACATAAATAACGATGCAAGTGGCAAGATGGGAAGACTTAATAAGCTATATTACATTCTCGAAAGAAATGGTTTGGTAGACCTAGTAAGCACTGAAGAAGTGTTTGGGGTAGATCAGAATATTTGGTTATTAAATGCTGATAGATATTTTGAAGTTAGGGGTGACGAATGAAGATTGCAATACTTGGTGCTGGTAGTGCAGGCATCTTAACTACTGGTTGTATACTAAAAGACTTTAAGAACAGAGGCATTGACTGCGAGGTAACTCACATCTACGATAGCAACAAACCCATTCTTGGGGTTGGAGAAAGTACCACGTCTGAAGTGACGTTTGCAATTGGTCAAGCATTTGATTTCATATTCGCAACAGAAGCAAAAGAACTCAACAGCACGACTAAGTATGGTACGCAGTATATTGATTGGCGCGAAAAAGAAATCATATTTCCATTCCAATCTGGTTATCATGCTATTCACTTTGATGCTCGTGATTTTGCCGAAATGGGATTGAAGAGATTACAAAAGATGTACTCTAATTATAGACGTGTTGATGCTAACGTAGAATATAAAGACTTGACAGAATATGATTATGTAATTGATTGTCGTGGCAGACCAACAAATTTCTCTGATTACGAAGAGTGTAACCTTGTTTTAAACTCTGCATTAGTTTACGATGATCCAACCCCATCTGATTTTGGCTTTACTAAACACGTTGCCCACAAGTATGGTTGGATGTTTGTTATCCCACTACAACACAGAACATCCCATGGTTTCCTATACAATAATGAGTTTTGCACACGTAAAGAAGCAGAAGATGAACTTATTCGCATCACGGAAGCATCAGATGATGATAGGAGTAATTTTAGAACATTTGATTTAAAACCATATTATTGTAAGAAAACGATTGATGGCAAAATACTAAAGAGTGGGAACCGAGCAGTGTTCTTTGAACCAATGAGTGCAAACTCTCTTTACATGACAGTCAAGAATGCCGAAATTCATTCTCAATACATACGTGGAGAAATTACCCAAGATAAAGCTAACGAACTATGTATCCTAAACTATCGTGCAGTAGAAGATTTAATCAACCTGATCTACCATGGTGGTTCTATATACGAAAATGAGTTTTGGGATTGGGCTAAAGAGACGTCAAGTAAACGTATCGAACAGACAAATGTTTTGAAAAGATATGTTGCAAATCAAGATGATGAAATGTTCAAAACAATTACCGAAAGGTTCATGGGTCATCATGTGTTAAGATATGTAGACAAAGAATTCGAGTTTGGTTACTTCGATGATTAGACAGTTTTATGATAAGTATGACAATAATTACTTCGATGATGTGATTGAAAATGGAAAGATCATTTACACGTCAGGCACAAGTGGTGAACCAAAAGCAATTGAACAAACACCATCAAAGATAGCAATAGATGCAAAGAACGCTTGTTATGTACAACGTATAACCAATTCGAGTGTAATATACACATGTTTAAGCCCAGAAAAGGCAGGGGGGTTATTTGCACAAACAATACCCGCTCTCTCCGTAGGTGCGACAGTTGATCTCGTTAGGTTTAATCCATACGATTATGTTAGGAATGTAGCTAAATACACACACAGCCACTTGACCCCAAAACAAGCCAAGGCTGTTATGAAGACTAAAACATTTAAAACTCTTGATCTTGAGGGACACATTTTTCTAGTTGGATCAGAGCCTGTTACATATGATATAATAGAAGCGTTTGTTGGAAGAGGGTGTGAAGTTATACTTATATGGGGCATGACTGAAATAGGACCTAATGCAATTATGCATAGGTTTACTAACATGGCTGAAGTAGAATATGCAAAATCAATTACACCACCCAACACTACTATTCTTGGGGACATAATTAATTGTAGTTGGATTTCTGTTGGAGATGGCAACTTGCTTGTCGAAGGTGATATATGTGTGTTTGACGATTGGTACGATACTAAAGATAAAGTTTCATTCGACGCTAAACATGGCATATTCTTTTACAAAGGTAGAGATGGAACTACAGTAGACTTTAATAGACCGCGTAAGGGATAGAATGACATACGACATTATCATTATGACTGAGGGGAGTGACCCTGTATTCAACGTGGCTCGTGCTGTTGGTGGTTATAAAATTGCGTCCTATTTAAGAAATCAAGGCTACTCAGTATTTGTATTGAACAACTTTACCCACTTCATGCAAAAAGGAAACATAAACGAAATCCTTGACAAACTAATTGGTGACAACACATTATGGGTTGGGTTTAGTTCTTCTCTATTCATGCGAAAGAGTAAGGATGTTTATAACAAGCGCCACACTCGTGATAGTGCAAGGCAAAACATTCTTTGGCGTTGGCCTATCAGTGATGAAGAAGTAAAAGATATGACTGACTACATCCGTTCGAAGGGTGTCAAGACAGTATATGGTGGTATGATGACCTATTATCGCGCATCTGAAGTACGCGAAAGTGTGGATTACTTTGTTGTTGGCATGGGCGAAGCACCAGCACTTCACATCACAGAACATCTCAAGAATGGAATAGAACTTAAATACAACAAGGAATATGGAGACTACCCATACGTTATTGATTTTGACCAGAAAGGTGCGTTGTTTGATTTTAGAAACGAAAGAGTAAACTACGTCCCAGAAGATTTTTGGAATGCTGAAGATGCTATGGGCATTGAGTTTGGTAGGGGTTGTATATTCAAATGTAAGTTCTGTGCATATCCCCTTATAGGTAAAAAGAAAGGTGACAATTCTTTTCTTAGGAATAAAGAATGCATTAAGGCTGAACTACAGCAGAACTATGATCTGTATGGTACTACGAAGTACGTTATTATTGATGACACGTTTAACGAACAAACAGTAAAACTAGAGGCTATTGCTGAGGCTATAGAAGAACTGAACCTTCCAGTCAAGTTGCAGTTCTCTTCTTTCATTCGCATCGATCTTATAGCGGCATTCCCACAACAGTTAGATTTACTTAAAAGAATTAATGTATGCGCGTGGTTTCTTGGTGTCGAATCTCTTAATTATGAGTCAGCTAAATCAATTGGCAAAGGCTGTCCAAAAGAGAAAGTGTTTGAAACGATTGAAAAGTCAAAAGAAGTATTCGGTGGATCGTTAAGTGTGTATGGAAGTTTCATTGCTGGATTGCCACACGACAATAGAGAAACAATGGATGAATGGACTAAGGAATTGTTTGAAAGAAAGGATTTGTTTGATGCTTATTCTTTTAGCCCTCTTGAACTTGGTACTGCATCCGAATTATCCAAAAGATCAGATTACTTTGGTTATACCATTGATCGTCAATCTAATATGGAAAACAAGTGGTCTAACCAATACTGGACAAGTGATGAGGTTGTTGAGTACGTAAAAGACTTGCAAGAAGGATATTTTGATGAGATAAAAGTGTCCACATTTTTCTTGATGTTCTACCAATGTCTTGGATTTGGATTCGAAGAGCTACGTAAAATGACGTTCACAGAGTTGTTCACTAACCCTATGATTAAAAGAAGGGCGCGTCAATATCTGCAAAAGAGTTACTATTCAAAGGTTGTGAAGTTCTTGGGTGTTGATGAGAAAGAACCCAACATAAAATATATGAAAAATCTACCAGTTACTCAAGAACTGAAAGATGCTTTGATAACAGAATACCACGAGCATAAAGATAAATCTAAAGCATTTACTGCCTCTAACGAAACGGAAACGAAGACACTTGAAATGTTACAAGTGATTAGATTTGATGATGTTGAAGACTGTGAAGTTGCTAACGAGGTTGCATGGCAAGTAGCATCTATTGTTGGGTGTGAAGTATTCCCACGATATTATCACCAAGAAGCTGGTAGTCATTTAGCGGCTCATCGTGATCACGGAACAGCCACTGCTATAAATATAATTTTAAATGGATCGGGACCTATTACGTGGGATGAAGACATTGATGTTTACTATGAATGTGCTTTACTAAACGTACAACAGATGCACAGCGTCTTCTCAAATGATGATAGGATATTCCTCAAACTAGCGATATTCGACAAGAGTTACGATGAAGTATTGAAAGCGATTGAAGGCAAAGAAAGTGAGATGTTCAACATTGACTTATTATGATAACATAAAGTTGCCCCAGTTTAAAGGTCTGCTAGAAGAATTAGACAGCTTAAATTTAGAATGGTTCCAACCATCCAATCCACACAGCGCCCAACAGATATGTCTGAACGCCGCACCCGACTATACGGATGATTACAGCTTTGGCGCTGGTTACTTCGCAGATAAAGGTAAGTCAGACTTCTTCATCAGGCTTACACCACAGGGAGATGTTAGAATACCAATGTCTCCAAAGTCAGTATATGACTGGGAGTTGTGTGATGTTTTTAAAGGTACAGTATTCGAAGCTATGTATAAAGCTATGGAAACTGAATATGAAATTGGCAGAGTTCGTCTATTAAAATCAAAACCATACACTTGTATGAATTGGCATATCGATCCAATCCCAAGATTGCATTACCCAATACAAACAGATGAAGCTTGTCTTATGATCATTGAAGACGAAGTAAAGCATTTGCCACTAGAACTTTGGACGTTTGCTCATACTGATAAGGGTAACCACACGGCATTAAATGCAAGTGATATTGATCGTATTCATTTAGTTGCGGATATATTGCCATGATAGAACTATTCATAATTCAATATATACTAGTGACTATTGTAGCTTTCATGTTGACAGAAAAGTATCCACCATCACTTGTGTGGAAAAAATGCGATAAAGCAACAAGATTTGTGGGGTGTATGATCCCAATTTATCGTGAGGTTATCATGATAATAGTTTTGTGGAACAAGAAATGAAGTTTAGGAAAACAAATACATATGCTATATTTAAGCAGTGTGTGCCTGATTACAGTTGGCAAAGTGTACTAGACTTTGGTGGTAACAGGGGAAACTTGTTAGATGGTGAAATTAATGTTAAAAAGTATACGTGCTTGGATATTAGCAAAGAAGGATTAGATGCCTTACCAAATAACGTGAAGTCAATCCATTGGAACAGACACCACTCTTATTATAACCCAAACGGAAATGCTCACGAGCCGTTCCCAAAAATACCATGGCACGATATAGTATTTGCGAATAGTGTGTTTACCCATCACATATTAGATGAAGCTTTGTACTGCATTAGACATCTTTCGAAATATACGAACAGGATTGTATTCACTTACATAGACCCAACTAACAACACATTCCTAGATAAATTTCGAGACAAGTATTATGATTTAAACTTTGATGGTGGGGATGTATCATACACACGAGATGAAAAAGGTATTCTTTGGAGTGCATTTGATACAGAACATTTAAAAAGTCAATTAGATCATCACCACGTAAAGACAGGAACCACGGATTGGTTTAACTACATGGATATTCGAGTAAGACCAGAGACAGCTTTGGGAATTGTTGGGTATTGAATTATAAATAGGTAGTAACATCATATAAGGAGAACAAAATGACTACACTTACAGCACATTGCGAAAAGGCAGACACAGGATACTTCGGTCATCTTAAAATTGGATCACACATGGTATTTTGGTCATTAGCAGTATTCGTGACAAGTACAATTCATGCTATCTTACCATTTGCTCTTGAAGCATCATCTATGAATGCGGCAAAGAAATTGGCAAGTTTAGTAGACACAACATTCGAGCATCACAAATGAAATTTGGTAACTTAGGCCGATATGGCTATTTGATTAATACTGAACACTTAGAAGAAGTTCGTTCTGGATATTTCCAACACATGTGGTTTGCTATAAAACTAAGTACCTTTGGCTTGGTCAATGCAATTACTGGATACACTCATGCGTTTATTCCGTTTTTGTTTCCTAACACTCCACACAGAATTACCTTAAGACAGGTTGAGTTAGCAGAAGAACTCATTGCTGAACTCAAGGGTGTAATCGAACGAGAAGATGCTGAAAAGGCTTCAAAAAAGTAATCCAAAGTTCTTAGAAATCATGTGAACCATTACGCTGTTGTGCTTAGTTATTTCTGCGTTAAGAGTGTACTTGCTTGTTTTGTATTCTTCTGTACCCTTAGTGTAAGCGGCGAGTGGTTGCTCAACATGCTTAAAATGCCATGTATCAGATAGCCTTTGGACAGGCACGTTATTCATTTTAACTTTGTATGACATTATTGTTTCGTTATCGTAACCAAAAGACGCTTGTACTTGAGGTGGATAGATAGAGTCTTCCTTGAGTTCTTTCATCATAGCGATAGTCTCGCTTATGTCAGAAAAGTACCCTAGTTTTTCCATAACTTCTCTACTAGCCATCATGATACCTGTGTTAAAAACATAATTATCAGGGTCTACATCTTGTTCAGATAACATGGCATGTGAATTCCAATACTTTGCTTCTGGCGATCTAAAGTCTTTGTCATAAGCTTTTAGATACCTTGCATCCCACAGATTTACGCCAGCATCTTTAGCGTTCGTTGCATAACAGCAAAATAGATGTTCGCCTCTAAGGTAACCAAACACATCATGATCAGACACAAACACAACATCAAAATCTACATACAATACCAGATCATACTGATGCGTCAGGTAATCTAATAGATATACTTTATATAGATTGATTACATCGTACTCTGATAGATCAGGGAACCTAGCACGAAACTCTTCGTATTGGTTGTCTCTCGTAAAGTGGATGTAAGTCGCTTCGTGATTGTGTGCGTATTCAAGATGGTTATTATACAACTTATCTTTATATTCTGCCAATCTTTCTTGTGTTCGCTTACTCTTATTGACAGGATCATCGTTAGGTCCACGTGGATTGTCTAAGCGTTCGTCGGGTATTTCAATGTAGATAGAATATATCAGCTTTGTCTTGTCTTTAAAAAACATATTAAACTTCTTGCTAATGAAGTGTGCTATCTCAATGTTGTCCCAATCTAAATCAGAGGGGTCTTTGCCAACAAGTGTATGCCATCTATCTTCCATAATAACATATGGAATGGCTTCACTCTCCATAATATACGAAAATATAGATTCATTGTTTGGATAGTAATACATTCTTAAAAATTTATATTGATCATCAGAAATGCCATTGCGTTTAAGATCATCAACTTTTTCAATGATACTTGGCAATCTTTCCATAAACTTAATCTGTTTGATATGCTCTGACTTGGCTATCATAATGCCAGTGTTCATTACATGATTGTCTCCACCACCCAACAAATCTTTCGTGATGTGATACTTTAGTGTAGGGCTACGACTACCGATATTTTCAAACATGACACCTTCAATGTCTTTGTTCGTGACCTCATCTGTTTGCACTTGGATGTGAATGCCTTCGCTCAAGTCTAATTCGTCAAACACGTTCTTTTCTGTGTTGAATACAACATCCATATCTACATACATAACCTCATCGTAATCATCAGCTAACTCTGCCATGATATGGTGTTTGTATAGATTAGTCTTTGTAAATTCTAAGTCAGCATCAATATTAAAGTCTTTCATTGTGTTATGGTAAAATTTAAACTCAACGTTAATTAGACTGTTAGCGTATTCTTCTTTGTTTGCGATTAGTTTATCAAAATACGTTTTAATAGACTCAGTAGCGTAATGGTTTGTTCCCCATTGATCTTGTTCTTTTTCAATATCGTCATATGTCGTAAAAATAACTCTTTTCATACGCCTATCACCATATACCTATCGCATTCCTCATTTACTTTCTTCTCACCTTTCCACAAAACACCAGCCAAGTCTAACGACTCGACAAACTCATCTAAGCTATTGTGTGTATTGATATGGCTTTGGATAGAATGATAATTATTGCTTTGAAAACAAATCATAGTCTCGCGCGTTTTCGCGCCAAGCATCAATCGTATATCATCTGGTTCCATATGCTCACAACTTGTATTGATAATAAGTTGGTATGCATCAGCCCTTGTGAAAAAGTAGTCTAAGGCATCGTCAGTGATCGAATGGTTGTTTTTATAGTCATCGTTGCCATCTTGTAGCATGTTTGTGTAATGTTCACACCATTGATCTGTATCGACATTCCAAATATTAATATCGTTGTCTATCTTTTGGCGAAGTAACATGCCATTCATGCCGTACCACCCACCAAGAATAATAATATCCTGTAGAGGACACCATTCGAATTGCTCATCTGTAAGGAAAGGCACTAGCGTATCAACTAGCCACTGCTTGCTTTTCAACTGCGTTTCGTTGACAGAGTTCATAATGTCGTAGCTTCTATACAAATCTACGTCTTTATTGTATTGCGATTCTCTGTAAATATCTTCACATGCGTTTAATGCATTTTTATAGATTGTTTCTAGGTAGCTCATATTTCATTCCATTATACATATCAATTGGTGCATTTCTAAATTCATTAGCAACACTGTTTACAAGCCCATGATCGAAAGTATTAAACTCCAATCCTTCGTGGACTAAAAATCTGTCGATGCCTTTATACTTACGCATGAAGTAATCTTTATTAGACATAAAGTGATCCCATATATGCGTCTGTTCTCCAGCAGTCCATGTGATTACTGAACTATTTATATGAACATCATAAGCATGTGGAGCCATGTAGAGATCGTCTTTCCAATAGTCTTTGAGTATGGTTAGCCCATCCCACTTCAAGAAAGAACTTGGGTCTTCCTTAATATCCATATCAAGATCAAAGAATAGGCACTTACCTACGACACCAGCAACTGTAAAGTCTTCACTAAACATGGCAAGTTTGTTCCACCAAAATCTTAGAGTTGGTTTAGTAAAAACAGGCATACAGACAATATTAACGCCAACAGGATCATCTGTGTAGCACAGGTAATCCGCATTAGGAAAGTATTCTTTAAGCTGTTTGTGTAGCCTATTTACATGCCCAGCGTTATACTTATCGCCGTGTTTTACGAATATAATATTATCTGGTGTCATAATAAATCAATAACCTTTTGAATTTCTTCGTGGTATATCTCATAGTCTTTATCACCCAATAGAGCAGTAAGCCTACCAATTGAGGTTTTCCTATCATCGATTGTCATTGTGCTTATACTCCAATCTGGCGTGTGGCTTCTGCCGTTCCTTGAGTAAATGTTTATAAAGAATCCAAAACCATTTTCTTTTGCAAAAGCTATTAGCTTATCAATGTTTAAAGCGTTAATAGACATTAGTGTTGCGTTCACTGTAACCTCATTTGAGTATTCTGCAAACTTTTTAACATTTGCAAATGTCTCGTCGTAATTGCCACCAATTCGTATTTGCGAATATTCTTCTGGTATTATTGTATCAACTGACATTGTTAATTTTAAATTGTTTTCTTGGCACATCTTTAAAACTTTTTTATTGAATACACTACCATTAGTACAAATTTGTACTCTCATATCAGGATTAATTTCAGCAATCTCACTACACAATTTATACAAACCCTTATGAGAAAAAGGTTCGCCACCAACAAATCTAATTTCTTTGAGGTGTGGGATAAATTCTTTAAACTGTTCTATCAGTTGGTCTAAGTTTTCATTATTGTCGAATACATTTGGATCGTATACTTTTAAATCTTTGTCTCGACCTAACATGTGTTTTGAACTTAACTCACCATTACACATTGGGCAAGCCATGTTACACAGATTTGATATTTCAAACTCGAATATTTTAGGATAAGAACTGGCATCCATTGCGTGTTCTAAACGTTCATCCCCAACATTCCAATCATATTCATTAATAGGTGGGTGAATTTTATTCTTTATCCTAGTACCACATACTAACTCACATCCTTTATGCAAATCGCCGCCAAGCATTGCATCTTGGTACGATTGATTTAGTTCACCAAACCAATAATCTTTTAAACTAACCTCATCTTTTTTCCATCTCGTTTTACTTGTAGTAAAACAGCAAGGATGCATTTCACCATTTCTACGAATTCGCATGTGGTTAAATGGAGCATAACACGTTATTAACTTATGGTGTTGTGGTATTGTTCTGTTGCTTTGAAAGAAATCCCAACTCATCTGTAATCCTCTAAGTATGGTGCTAATTCATATATGTCTTCATTGTTTTCACGAGCGACTAAACAAAAGTCGATCCATTGTATCATTCTATCCTGTATTAGTTTAATATCATCATCGCCTTGCACTACACTCAATATGTTATTCATACCAGATAAATGTAGGTTATCTGTCTCATAATAAGTATCAGAAATTTTATTCCAATCCTTAAGATAATCAAACAGCTTGTTTCTACCTTCTTCGATGTGATGCACGTCTAGGTAACATGGACTACAATATTTAGGGAAGGTAACGAGATTAGCCATACTAATTCTATCCACACCCTCAATATCTTTCCAGTAATCAATAAGTTCTGGTAGATGCATCCAATTATATACAGATACTGTTGACACAATAACAACCTTACGACCAGAGTGTTCGTGGTATCGCTTAATGTTATTCACTGTTCTTTTAAAGTTGCCACCACGTATCCAATCGTACATTTCGTGTACGCCATCAATACTTGCTTGGATGTGTACCTCATTTATTTGATGTAATATTTCAATAACAGTGTTAGTTACGAGTTGCATATTCGTGCATATCTCTACACGACAACTTGGATTAGTCTCAGCTAACTTCTTTAATATCTTGATGTTGTTGGGATCAGCAAAAGGCTCACCACCTTTGATAGTCAGGTGCTGTAAATTAGGTACAATGTCGAGAACCTTATCAACATCAGCCTTGGTCATCTTATATGTTTCAGTATGGAACTTGTGGTTTTCATTGCGCCACGTTAAGCCAGAGTCAATAGCCATTTGCTCATATGGCGACCACTTAGAAGAATATTTTCCAGAACAAGATACACACATTTGATTGCATATGTTGCTTGTAGTAATCTCAAGAAACCTAATAGGAATAACATCAGACGCCAAGTCTTCTTCATATGTTGGAAAGTCAAATCTGTTATATGAGTCAAACCTAGCAATACGCCCTGCATCCCAATGCTTCCAACAAACATTACATTGTTTTGGAAACGATTTTGCTTTGAAATCAGAACGTAGCTTTTCATAGACTTCTCCATTAAAGAAATCAGTAAGATCATCTACATTTTTGATATGAGAAAGCGCTACGTTGTCACCTGCACAACATATAACCATTTCACCAATAGGGTTAATCGTAAGCCCTGTTTCGGGAACCATGCATTTCATTATTAAATATCTCTTTCACTTCTGCATAATTAGTAGCAAGATTTTTATAATCTACACCAGATGGTGATGTGAATGGTTTAAACTTGCTTTTGAAGTATTTATTCAGATTTGGCACAGTCAATTCTGCGTATTCAAACGTCTTGTGTATATCTAGTTTGTCGATAAATTTATTAGTAGCTTTTATTTCATCACAGAATTCTCTAATAGAACTACAATCAATTTCAAAACTAACTTCCATAAACTTATTGTCTTTGACTAGCCTATGAGAATTTTTCCAATAAGTGTAATTTTGATATGCGTAACTTAAAAATGTATCAAATGGATTTCTATTGATAGTAAGTATCTTATACCCATCTAAGTAGTCCAACAATCTACTTTCGTATCCTTCAGTTATGACTATACACGGAAATACTTTAATAGAAAAATGAATATCTTGTTTTTTGTAGTATTCTAAAAACTCGAACTTCTGCTCTGTACTCGCAAATCTTAAACTTTGTATTTCAGTGCTGGCGGGTTTTAAAAACAACTCATGAAACCCAAATCCATCATTGTGGTCTATCGCATAATGATTTAAAAGTGAAGAGCCAGTACGGTGACTGGCTACAACCTGATATGTCATTTAAATAATTGAGTCTAAGATTGCCATGGCTTCTGTGATGCGTTTAGCTTTACGAATTGAAGACTTGATCTTCTTATCAGCCGCTTTAACTACATCTTGCTCTAATGCCCAAAGCTTAAATTTAAACAATTCTTCTTTGTCTTCATTTACACTAAAGATGAAATCAAATAGTCCGTGGTCAATTTTGTTTGTTTTGACTTTAACATCTTGGTCAAGACTTAAAAGAGTTTTTTCTGTTTTCTCGATTTTCTCTTTGTTCTTTAATTGGGCTACACCTAATTGTTCATTTTCAATTTGAAGTTGTGCCTTTAATTCTTTCATATGCTTCATGCCTAGCATCTCTTCAGCCAAGGCTTGTGCTTGTTCGTTAACTAATGCGCCAAGCGCACCAGCATGTACTCTTTTGTATTCAGAAGTTCTCTCTAAAAGAGTTTCAAGGTCATAACCTTCTTCGATCAAAGCTTTATGATCTGCATTATCCCCTACTTCAACCATGTAATTGATTTTTTCATCATTAGGGTTCGTATACACAACTTCGATTAAACTGTAATCTTCGTTCACGTAATATGCCGTATTGATGCTACCGCTAAATTCTGCCATAATATATTCCTTAAGTTGCTGTTACTGTAGTTCTTAATGTGTGAGATTGGTTCGTTGTTGGAGTACCATTTGGAAACTCTTGTGTACGATAATCAGATGTACTTACGAATCTTTGAGTGTAACCAGAAGCTGATGAACCAGACAATCTTGTGTCAGCCATCACAGTACCCATTGTATTGCCAGTACCATTTACGTTATATGTTATTTTTGTGTCAAACCCCGCAATGCCACTTCCATTAACTGCCATGTTTTGTATCATAGGTCCGAATATAGCGTCAAATATAGCCAATGACATTTCTCTTACTTCGCCAGAAGCATAATCCCAATACACTGGCATAAAGTCAGGAGTGTTGCCTGTTGGTGTAATTTTATGTAAGTAATAGTTACTCACAGTTGTAGGTTGGTCTAAAGTTTCACCGATACCACCAGAAGTATAGAGGGCGGCATTTGCTCTTGTGTCAATAAATACAGGAGTTGCTGATTGTAAAGTAGAGCCAGCGACACTGTTTGATGTAGATATGTGATAAGCTCCACCAGCAGCGGCTGATACGGTTCCACTTGTAATAAGCGCAATTGCTGGTTGGATGAAGAACTCAACACAGTCTGCAATATCCATAGCTTGAAATGAGCCAGGAACGTCAGGCGAGATAAACAGTGGAAACCTATGTAGATTAGTATCAGTAGGTAATGCAGGTGGTGAAGCACTTTCTGTTGTATTAATTCTGTCATAAGTACCACCTAAAATTGATGATATGTTAGGTGTGTTTGCCGCAGATGCAAATCCACCTTCGGCGGCTGTGCGTGTTTCCACAGCACCTGCTATCATGCGATTATCTGTAATAGCATCTAAATTACCACCTGTAGCAACAACGTTAACGTTTACAGTAGTATTAAGAGAATATAGATAAGCAATTCTTTGTAGAACCTGACCTTCATACGGGTCAAGTGCCGTAATTGGCATATCAAGACCAACGCCAGCACCTGTTAAATCGCCCTGTAGTAACCAACCTGCCATTACGCTGGCAAGCCGTAAATTCTAAAAGTTTCGTTTCCTGCTGAATCTCTTATGATTAGCTTGTGATCGACTGCTTTTATCATATCTTGTATTGTCGTACCTGTTGTACCGTCTAAAGTTGCGATATTTTGTAGTTGTAATGCGTTATCAATCACCGTTGTGGTGCTTACTTTGATTGCCATGTTCATCTCCTTTGCTAATTTGACTAGGCTACTTAATGTATTTATAACATAAATAGATTTGTATTTGAATTATTTGTGATGAAAACTTTATGATAGGAGCTAACATGACAGATAAAAAAACAATCGACGCAGACGCACTCGAAGGCATGGATGCCAATGGAGACGGACACATTTCAAAAGCTGAAATGGACATGGCGTTAGAATTCAAAAGAAAAGCACTTGAAGATCAGGACTCGCAAAGAGATGCGATGAGAAAAATGACATGGTTCGCATTATTCGGGATGTTGCTATATCCCTTCGCAATCGTTATGACATCATTCCTTGGGTTAGACGAAGCCGCAGGTATTGTTGGTGATATCGCACCCACGTATTTCATCGCTATTTCAGCACTGGTAGCGGCATTTTTTGGTGCAGACGCGATCAAGAATAAAAAATAAAATAAAAAAGGGAGAGCCAAAACTCTCCCTTTCTCCCTGATTTATATCAGGCTCTTGTGACACCCATTGTTAATCCGAGTCTTAGCTCTGCCGATTGGTAGGCAACGTGATTGCTTTGGGATGTGCCTATTCCTATTAAATTTTTCCGTCGATGACGTCGTGCGCCCAATTGATGAAAGCACCCATTTCAGAACCCTCAGCAATACCATTATCAAAAGCACACTGCTTTAAAGCTGATGTTGGCTCAAGACCTTCTGCTACTGCCATCAAATCTGATGCTTGGTCAAAGACCATCCAATAGAGAGACTGTAGACTTACAAATTCTGGTTTCATTGGGAACCCCTTTCAAGTGATTCTATTTACTCTTACTTTATAGCGAATCTATTTGTACTTGTCAACCATAAACTCGACTTTGTTTTAAGTCCCACTTCTCAAGTACAGGCAAGCCAAACTCATCTTCATCTACAGCAACGTAAGCAACGGTCTTTTTGACAATGCCATAACGAAAGCCAGAGTCGATACCTTCAATAGTCGAAGTAACCCATACCTTGTGAGGAAAGTCTTCACAAAAGCTGAATGGATCGTCGTTGCGACTATACTCGAAAAGGTTATCGTTCTCTTTCAAACGAAAACACCCTTGAATACTGCTATCACCATATGTGAAACCAACTGAGTCAGGAGCAAAAGCCATATTATACTTCCATTTCGATAAGAGTTGCGAGGTGATTAAGAGCCTTTGAACGAGCCTTCATTTCTTTCAAAGTCATAAGAACTAGATTAGTAGTTGTCAGGCTATTACGCTTAGACCAAACAGCATAGAAGCCATCACGATCATCAACAACTTCATACTTAGTGCCACGCGCTTCGAGGCTATAACACATTTTGTTATTTTCGGTCATTGTTGTTTGAACTAGCATTGGCTCTCTTTCTTTTTAACTTACTCTTACTGTATAGAGAATCATTCTGATGTTGTCAACCCCTAAGTCATACTAGGAGTTGATTGTTCATCTTTTATTTGCTGAGCCATAGTAAAGGGCTTCTCTTTACCATTTAGCCAATAGACCCCGAAAAGACTGTCACTGGGATCAAAGACGTGAAGTGACTTAGACATCTTCATGAAAACTCCAAAGCAAGCATAGAGGGTCACGTACTGCCCCTTGTTATCAATAGAGGCTTGTAGAGCATTTGCTCTCGCTTCGATTTCGTTTGATCCCGCTTTTATCATTAAATAACTCCTACTGTTACTATTATGCGCTTGCCAAGGTTTGCGATAACGCAGTCCTCAGTGTAAGACTTCATTGAACCGTCATCGAACGATACAGTCACAAGTGTTACGCCATCTGCATTATCGTGGATCGAAGTGATCTCACCTGTAGCAGTGTTTTTTGCGTAGTTGCGAATAAATCCCATACCAACTTCAAACATCTTTGCGTCCTTTCAAGACTGATTACTCATATGTTATAGAATCAAAAAAGGGGGCTGTCAACCCCCTAATTTATCCGTATGCTTCATTTGTTTCGAAAGCTTTGAACTTGATCCGTTTGTTCATCAAGATAACGGCTTCGTTGTAAGTCAAATCTTTCTTGACGTACCGCCATGTGTAGCCGATGCCACCTTTGACGTGAGACATGTAATTAGCCTTCCGCACCCACACGTAGTAGCCACCCCACTCAGGTGGTTTACCGTCAAGAACATCTGACCGCCCAATGGCATATGTCTCAGCACTTTTTGTTTTGGCAACTACGGCAGTGTGCTTATATATCATTTCGAATCCCTTCTGATTCTAATTACTCACTTTTGTAGCACTAGGCGGCTACGCTGTCAAGCACTTTAATTTCATCAAAGCCAAAATTAGCACATACCCACATGATGCCGTTGCCATCAACAATGATGTCGCCAACAGACAAAGAAGACTTACGACCTAAACGCTCGATATTGCTTTCAATGCAAAGGTTGCTGATTTCGAAGACATGCTCAAGATCATTGCCAGTGATGTTGGCAACGTGAGTGTAAAGACCGCTATCAAAAGCTTCAGAAGCAAGAGTAGTGATGCCAATATCACCAAAGTCAAAATCAAGATTACGCTTAGCAGTATACTTAGCGTTAGGCTGATCTGAATTAACTTCTGCGATGTCTTGATCTGAGAACTGAATTTGAAAAATTTGATAAAGCATTTGATTTCTCTTTCGTTTGATTCTTTTTACTATTAAGTTATAGCGAATCACGAAAAGGTTGTCAACACTTAAATTATTCAGTATCTTCTGGTGCTGTATCTGCTGGTACGTAATCAGTAATAACATCGTTGGCAGTAATCAAAGAAGCTACATTGATAACATATTCCCCATCACGTAGATTGATGTAAATGTGTCCAGCATCTCCATCAGTATCAGTAGCATAATACACACCTTCGTTAGATGCGTTTAGTCCTATCCAATTAGCTTGTACTATAACTTGGGTTTCACCCGCTTCAACTACCATTGCATTTAGTTCTTCTAAAGTAAAATTATCCATTATTTTCTTTTCTCCATAATTGCGACAGCTTTATCATAATCGGCTTGGGTTACTACACCTTCGCTCAATAGCTTCTGTCTGTTTACCATGTGAGCGTCTTGCGTATCACCTTTAGCACCACCATAGTAAGGAACACAATGTCCTTCTTCAGCCATAACTTCAGTGACCATACGATCATCATCCATGATAAAGTCTCCAAGGACACGACCAAACTTACCCTTCATATCTTCACCATTCTTTGCGATTTGTGTTTTTAAAATACACTCTTTGCCAAGCAACTCTTTAAGTCTTTGCTTTGCGGCTAGACCAAAAACCTTCTCAACTTTGTCGCTTGTACGTGACTCAGGAGTATCAATACCCATAATTCTCACACGTTCATCGGCTAAAACTACACCAAAACCCAATTCGATGTCACAATCAACCGTATCCCCATCAACAACTCTTGTAATCTGCGCTCTGTATTCGTACATGACATTTTCCCTTTTTTTTAGCTTTGTCGTTCTATTTATTATAAATAGTAAACGAAGGAGACGGAATGGACTTTTTATCACTAGTCGGAGACGTAGGATTTCCAATTGCGGGTGCGCTTGCTGCTGGGTTATTCGTTTTCATAACGCTTAAGTTTATTTTGGCGAGTGTTACAGATTCCGTTACTTCTTTGAAGAATATTATGACTGGATTGGATAATAGAGTTCAGACCATGAATAATGATTTAGTGAAAATTGATGCCCTACTTAGTTATGCTCTAAACGTGAAACCAAACATTGATCGTATTGCGGCTAACGAAGGCAAGGATGACGCAAGGAGAGACTAATGTTATGGAAAGATTTGGTACTAACTAAGTTTGAAAATGGGTTTCGGATTCTCAATGGAAAGAACACAGATGATAAGTTCTTCGTTATTGATGATGTGAAACTCGAAATTGGTGATGAGTTTAGAGTGGGTCCTAATGGATACTTTGAGCGTATCGGCAATATAACTGATCAAATGAATGAGGTTGATGACAGTTCATACGCCTCAATCGTATATAATGGTAAGGATTGATTCAAATGATCTGGATGGAATATAACATCAACCAAGCTGGAGAGAACTTTCGAGTCGAAGGTAACTGGGAAGGCGAGGTTATGGGTGTCAAACAAGATGGCACTGAAAAGGATTATTGGCTGTATCAGCCAGGTGACGTCTTTCGTGTAAACGAGAGGGGTTGGTTAGTTAAAATTTCTTCGGCTGATGGAGTCGTTAGGGATTAGCAAAGGGAAGTAAATGGAATTTGATTTAGCCAAGGCTGTAAGCGAATATGGTTTTCCAATCATAGCGGCAATGGGCATGGGCTATTTCATTTTCTTTATTTGGAAATGGGTGACGGAAACCATTGATCCAGTCATCGGTGAAACTATGTTCACCCTGATCAAATTAGTTGATCGTGTTCGAATGCTTGATAATGATATGATAAGACTAAACAGTAAGCTAAGTATGGTACTGGAATATAGAGCAAAGCTCAACCCACAGCGTGAGGATGAGTTGCATAGACTAGTACAAGAATACAAAGCAGGCAGTAAGGCTTTCAACTCAACAGGACAGGCAGATGATGAAAACGATAATAGTAGCGATAACGCTGACACTAGTAAGTAACGTAGCAGTTTCAAGTCCAATGCAATGGGGATTTAAAAATCCGTCATTTAATGGACAGGGCTACTCTACGCATGTTTTAAGTATAGAACAACTTTCATTTAACAGAAAAAAAGAATTGGAAGATGCGGCTGATGCAGAAGCAGATCGTATTGAGCGTGAACTAGAAAACTCTACATTAAACAAGTTCTTAAGAAACGTTGAATCAAGAATATACGCAACAATCTCGAAACAATTAGTAGACTCTATGTTTGCTGATTGTGCTGATGCGTCAGGGGCTACATGCTCAACAAGCGGTACTGCTGACATCGAAGGATCAGAAATTAGTTGGGAGAAAGATGTGATAACAGGTCAGATCACCCTGACCATTACAGGAGATGATGGCACTGTAACAGAAATATCTATCCCAGGATTAGGGGAGTTTAATTTTTGATGAAAATGTTTATTGCATCAGTTGGCATAGTTCTTGCATTAAGCGGTTGTGCAATGGAACAGAGCCTTGATATTTTAGGCAATATAGACAAGTCTCCTATCAATCAACCTAGCCCTATCGAAGGTAGGTTAGAAGCGGTTCCAAAACTTGATGGTGAGTTGATACCAATTGCGGTATACAACTTTTCTGACATGACTGGTCAAAGAAAACCAGGAGATGGTGTAGCTAATTTATCTAGTGCGGTTACTCAGGGTAGCGCGGCATGGGTGATCCAAGCATTACAAGATGTTGGTGATGAGGGTTGGTTCCAAGTGATCGAACGTGTTGGTATGGACAATTTGATTAAAGAGAGACAGTTAATAAGAAACACTCGTGAGATATACGAGAAGAATGACGAAAAGGGTCCAGAACCACTACAACCACTTTTATTTGCAGGTCTTATATTAGAGGGTGGTATTGTAGGATATGATAGCAACACAGCCGTTGGCGGTATTGGTGTCAGATTTATGGGGTTGGGTGCTTCTACGGAATATAGGATAGATACGGTTACTGTTGTAATGCGCTTAGTAAGTGTAGCATCGGGTAAAGTTTTAGTTAGTATCGCTACTGAAAAGACCGTAGCAAGTTACAGAAGCGGCACAGATGTTTTTAAGTTCCTAGATTTAGGTACTAAGGCGTTGGAAGTAGAGAATGGATATTCAGTGAATGAGCCTGTAAACTACGCTGTTAGGGCGGCGATAGAACAGGGGATTATAGAATTAGTGTATGAAGGTATAGATAAAGACTTATGGAAATTTAAAGAGAAAGAAGATAATTAATGTTTAGTAAGAAACTCATATATGTGGTTTCGTCTATTTTCATTATGACAACAAGCGCTTGGGCGAACGACATTTACATAACGCAATCAGGCGATGGATTGGACTTGGATATTAACCAAGACGGTCAAGACAACCAATTTGGTAACTCCACTACAGGCGTAACGCTTAATGGTGATAGTATGACATTTTCTGTTACTCAACAGGGAAACTTTAATACTATTGCGGCGGTTATCAAAGGAAACAACTACACAGGCACTTGGGCTTTCACAGGCGACAGCAACACAGTTGATATGCTATGTGACAGTGTAAGTGGGTTAAATTGTGAAGACGTCACGTTGAACATTACTACAACTGGCGATGATAACGATTTTTCATTCCATATCGGTGAAGTAGCCGATTCAGATACTTTGATAGCAAACTTCACAGTTACGAGTGATTACTCTGACTATGACGTTGATATTGATGGTACTAACGCAACTATTACTGTGGTTGAAAACAACTCAACTAGTTTGAGTACAGCCAGTGTAAACGGCGATGAAGGAAACTTTGTAGACATTGATGTTACTGGGAACGGTGACATACTAGGAAATGAAATCAATTTAACTATTGTTGGTGGTGGTTCCACATATGATATCAGTCAATCTGGTATTTACGATAATAAAATAGTTGGGAGTTTTACAGGTGATGGACAAGATGTCGATATTACGCAAAGCGATTAATATCATAAATGAAATGGCGTATCATTATAAAGAAGCTCATGGTGACATGGTTAATCTTGATGCCGACATCCATTTATGGAGAAGCAGGTAGGATAGATCAATTCAATGGGTCAGGTGTTCTTGAAAGAGACAGTGACGTTATTGAAGGGGGTAAAGGTGTTGGTGTTGAGTCTATGGACACAGCCATCACAGAAAAGGGTAGTATGCGTATCAGCTTTATTGACGATACGCTTGTTGACCTTAAGGCTCACACACGTCTATTGATTGACGATTTCGTTTATGACCCAAGTGTGGGTGTTGGTGCATTGAGTTTAAAGACTACATTAGGCACGGTTAGGTATGCCAGTGGGCAAATAGCCAAGAGGAACAGAAGAAACGTAAGTATCAAAACTCCAGCAGCGACGATTGGTGTTAGAGGAACTGACTTTATTATGGTTGTTGATGAGGCTGGTGGGACGATGGTTACACTACTACCAAGTTGTGATGTTAGTGGGAGTTGTGTAATTGGTGAAATATCTGTGGAGACTGACGTAGGTTATGTTATTATGAACCAAGCATTCCAAGCAACGATGGTGAGAAGTTCTTTCAGTAAACCATTACCACCTAGACTACTTGACCTAAGTGAACGAGACATCACTAATTTACTGATACTAAGGGAAAGCACACCATATGATGAAGCACCACCAATGGAAGGTGAGATTGTTGAAAAGCCAGATGTTCTTGCGGTAGATTTCTTGGATTTTGATGGATTGGATACTGATGCTCTTGTGGATAGTATTGAAGATATTTGGGATACTGATCTTAAAGATGCAGACTACTACCTTGAGGAATTGCTGAACGATATTCTTGATCAATTAAGTTTGGCATTGGCAAATCAGTTGAAATCAGAATTGGACAAACAGAACGTAGAATTTTTTAGAGAAAAAGGGTATGGGTACGATCCCGCAACACGCATATTATTAGAGAACGAAGAACCAAACTACCACTTTCAAAGAGTGGATCAAACACTACAACATACTGTAGATTTGTATTTAAATAACAACTACGGTTACATATTAAACTTGGAGCAAAACAACGGTGCAGTATACGATTATCGCATGGGCGTTGGTAGTAACACTATCGATATTACCCAGAAGCAGTAATGCTAATGAAATATACATCAACCAAGTAGGTGACGACTTGGAAATGCAAGTTATACAAGATGGTGAGGACAACTACTTCCAGTATTGTACAAACGGCAATGATTCAAATTGTAAAGATGTAGATGGCAACGCACACAATCGGGCAGATGGAGTCGCTAGTGACAATGCTATAGTGAATAGTAGTACAGTTGGCGATGACAATAAAGTTGTTGTAGCACACGCTACTGGGCAAGGCAACAACAACATCAATGAAACAAACATTGGAATTGTAGGTGATCGCAACAAGGCACAAGTCTTGTTTTCAAACCACAGTAGTGGAAGCCACGGTTATAGTAATCAAGATTGGGGCGGTACTAAAGAAAGTAATATTCTAATTACAGGCGATGATAATACTGTAAAGGTTAGTAGCGACAGTTATGGAGAAGCAGAATCGAATATCAGCGTAACTGGTGATGATAACTATGTAAACGTATATCAAAGGTCAATGAATAATGTTGCTAACATAGACGTAACAAATGTAGGTGGTCCTAATACTGTCAATGTTCGACAACTTGGTAGTAGTTATCAAGATACAGGATTAAACTCATACAGCCTTACACAATATTGCAACAATGCAAACGGTTGCACAGTGACCGTAACGCAAAATTAATATAAATACATGTATCTTTATATGGAGTTAATACATGCAAGGAACACCAAGAACCTGTAAGAAATGCGGTCATGGTTGTCACTGTTACAGTCCAGATTGCAAAGAGTGTGTGAATGACGTCTGCTATAAATGCGAGTGTAAAGAAGAATGAGAAAAATACTATTTTCCCCGATATGGGCTGTAATGATGCTAGGTTTATTTGCTTGGTTATATGTTGTAAACCCATCCTTTATTGAAAGCATGCGTTTACGTTATTTCGATCAGTTAATTGTAAGCCAAGAAATTGTCCCAAATAACATTTACGCAGTTAATATAGATGAAGAAGCATTGAATCAATATGGTCAGTGGCCTTTCCCTCGTGGTGAATACGGTGCTATTATCGAAGATTTGTACAGTCGTGGCGCTGGGCTTGTAGTGTTTAATGTTTTGATGAGTGAGGAAGATAGGTCTGGTGAAGACGACTTACTTGCATTAACCTTGCAAAACTACCCTGTCATAGTGACAATGCTAGGTACTGAGGAGAATAAAAATGAGCCAATTAATCCGGGAGCCGCTATTATTAATAGCGATTATATGTATGTTATTCCAAGCGTACTTGGCATTACAGCTAACGTCGATGTCATTGAGTCTAATGCAGTGGGGTCAGGAATTATCAACACCTTCCCAGAAATAGATGGTGTTACTAGACGCGCACCTTTAGTTTTTGAGAGTGGTGGTACGTTATATCCAAACGTTACAATGGAAGTATTACGTATTCTTGCTGGTGATCCAAGCTTCCAAATTAAGTTATCACCTTTGGGCGTAGATAAGTTAAGAATACCTCAATTCGGTATCATACCAACAAACGAAGCTGGTGAAGTATGGGTTGATTGGTCACAAGGATACAACTCAGTAAGCCTTTCTGAATTACCAAATGACTTCGGTGGGGCTGTGGTTTTTGTAGGTACGACTGCATCAGGTATTACACAACCACTTGCTACTGCGATGGGTTCTGTGTTCCCACACGAAATACAGGCGGCAATGCTTGGTACTGTATTTAACGAGAGTAACATCACACGAAATGCAGATGCAAAAGCATGGGGCGAGTTAGCCGCATTAGTTGTGAGTGGTCTTATCATAATTTTATTATCATATTGGACTTTCATAGGTCTTGGTGTTTTTGTCATGACAATCACTGGACTTATTGGGGGTTCCATCTATGTCTTTACTACTTCGAATATTCTTATTGATGGCGTTACCATTAGTGCTATGCTCTTGCTCGTTGGTCTTGTACAGTATGTACTCAGGTTTGTAGATGAGTTTCTACAGAAGCAAGCAATCAAAAAACAATTCGCAGGTTACGCTTCGCCAGAAGTAGTACGCCTACTTCAAGAAAATCCTGCTCTTGTCAAAGAAGGCATGAAGAAAGAAGTTTCTATTGTGTTTAGTGACTTGCGTGGCTTCACTCCATTGGGCGAAAGTTTTGGAGATGACGTTAAAGGTCTTACTGATGTCATGAATGGTTACATGGATGCAATTACTAAGCCAGTCTTAGACGCAAACGGAATGATCATTAAGTACATTGGTGACGCCTCTATGCATATTCACAACGCACCTATCAATGATCCAGATCATCCTAGAAATGGTGTTAAAACATGTTTCCTTATGTTAAGAGCGGTAGATGAGTTTAGCGCTAAGCTTGTTGCTGCTGGCAAACCACCTGTTGCTATGGGCGCTGGGATCAACACTGGTCTAGGTTACATTGGTGAAATGGGATCGACTGCAAGACACAGCTATGACATTCTTGGAGATGCGGTATCCACGGCGGCTAGATTAGAAAGTGCCTGTAAGGGTTATGGTGTTGTGTTGATTGTCGGACCTTCTACATACCAAGCTACCAAGAAAGATTTCTTTTACCTTCAACTTGATTGCCTTGCAGTAAAAGGAAAGACAGTTGGATTAGACATATACACAGCATTAGACTTGAGTGGATCAGACAAGGCATTCAATAGTGCAAACCAACTAAGCCACAACTTTATGCACAAGTGTTATAAAGAACAAAAGTTTGGTGAAGTTATCACTATGTGTGAGCAACTAAAAGGAGGTTTTAATGGCAAAATGGATGAATATTACGATATTTGGATTGAACGTTGTAATTACATGGCAACCCAAGACTTACCGCCATATTGGGACGGAATTTTCAGAGCAACAACTAAATAGCATAGGGATAGACTTAAATGAAAAAGTTTTCCATCTCAGGCGAAGACTTGAAAGGCTCAAAAAAGAAGTCGGATATTTTGGTATTGAGGGTAGCTATCGAAAAGAAAGTCGTGGCAGAAAACAGGTACAATCCAGTGTTGCTCTTGGCAGGGGGGAAACCGAACCCAGACTATCGCCAGAAGCCACGGAGACACCTAGAGATGCCCACGAAATGATGAAAGCTAAATTAAAAGGATTGAAGTAAAGGATAGGAAAGATGTTCATAAATAAATGTGCAGTAATGGCTCAATGCGCCCAAATAGCTTATATGGATGGCGCAGATGCTAAGAAGCAATATAAAAAACTAGGTTATACAAGACACAAATTTATTGAGAGTGATGGCGCACAAGTTCACATCATTGGAAACAAAGAAGAAAATGTTTTGTGCTTTAGAGGGACGGAACCAGGAGAGTTCTCTGATATCAAAGCAGACCTAAACGCATTACCAGACAGGGCATGGAATGGCTCTGGTTTTGTACATAATGGCTTCCAAGTAGAAGTAGATAAATTATGGGATCAACTGTCAACTTCAATCGACAGTTTAAAATTAGAAGGAAAGAATTTTTTCATATGTGGTCACTCGTTGGGTGGTGCTATGGCAACAATTGCTTGTAGTCGTTTACAAGATAAAGTTGATGCGCTATTCACCTACGGATCACCAAGAACAGGGACTAAGAAATTTGTTAAATCTATCAAAACACCTCATTTTAGGCACGTCAACAATAACGATCTTGTTACTTGTGTACCATTTGCTTTGTTGGGGTACAGACACAACTCCACACCACGATACATCAATTACTACGGAAATATTAGAGCCTGCACAAAGTGGCAACGAGTAAAAGATAAGTGGCGTGGCAGATGGAGAGCCTTGAAAAAGGGAATGCCATTTGACGGTGCATATGATCATGGCATGAACCATTATTGTAAGTACACCAAGGAGAATGATAATGATTGATATGATACAACAAATGGCGAGTGATCGTCTGTGGATATACACAGCGTTGGGTGGTTCAGTCTTAGGTGCAATCTTTGTTGCATATATAAGCACGACACGCATTGGCCTTTGGGGCTATGCGAAGGTAGACAATGCAGTTGACTTCTTAGTAAAACGTTGGGGTTGGACTTGGTTGGAGCAACCAGAAGACGCATGGCGTAAGAAGTATCCAAAGATAACAGCTAAGATCGATGAGATTGAAAAGCGACTAGAGGCAGTAGAGCCAAAGAAGCTTGGCGGCAAAAAGAAATAGACACCAAAAACAACCGCTCCCTATGTTATATAATGGAGGATGGCTGTTTTTGGTGTCTTGACATTAGTTTGTTTATCGATTAAAGTGTTTTGATAACAAATAAAGGATGTACTAATGCGTGTTGAAGTTTACTACAATCTACACAAGAACTTGTTTAGTGTAAGGCATAAGGGTAAAGTAATTGCCCACACATATGACGTCCAACTAGAAGACGCAACATTTGCTGTTCAGCCATCTGGCAGAGCAAAAGTGCTTCGTGAGGGTAGAAAGAATGTACATGCTTTCATCAGAGGCACACTTGTAGAACCGACAGAAACCATTCAAAATGGGACATCGGTAACTTACAATCCTTATAAATATAGTTACTTCGTCAATAAAGATGACGGACAGCCACGTTATAGCGCAAAAGCGGTAACGCTGACTAAGAAAGAAGGCTTATCGCCTAATATAGTGGCAATTGATTAACATTATGTTAACAATAAAAAACTAGGAGAAAAACTATGAATTGGATTAAAAACAGATGTACTGAGCGTACATCATTGGACGGAGCCGTGCTAATTGGCACAGGTATCGCAATGGTATTAGCACCAGTAAGTCTAGTAGCATATGGCATGATTGTCTATGGTGCATGGACGATTTGGAAGTCTGAATAAATGAACATTCAAGTCACAGATAACGCGAAAGCGTACTTAGCAAAGGCAGGAAAGCCAAACGTATCACTTAATGTAAAAGGTGGTGGTTGTTCTGGTTTTCAATATGAGTGGGGAGTTACCGATAAGGAACCCACTGTTGAAAATCTGTGGCTTGATCCCATGGCAGAGATGTTCATCTTCGGTTGTACCATTGACTACGTTGAGGAACTAGGTGGTAGCTACCTCAAGGTAGTTAATCCCAACGCAACAGCTTCGTGCGGTTGCGGTGAGAGTTTTGCTGTTTAAATAATATATTCGTCGTTCTCGTTTTCCCAAATGCCAATTGCATTTCGCAAACCAAGCGCTAACCAATCATAACCATTTTGATTTAGTAGGTTTTCCCACTCAGCGATTACTTCATCGATCTGTTCACGAGACATTGTGTCAACTTCTTCGACACCAAAATGTTCTGTCACCAATCCAATAGCCCAATCGGTCATTTCACCTTCTAGCCAATCAAGCATCTTGTGTGGTTTGTGTACTTCAAATTTACTCATGTTCTCCCCCATTGGCACGACCATTGTATGCCCCAAATACATTTGGTTTACGCTTCGCTGTTTCAAATGTTGCTACTGTTACTGCAATTGCGGCTAATACTAATGCATGTAACATCATACTAATTACTCCTGCCCACATGCTACCTACAATAATAGCAAATGTAATACACCACATCCATGCAAGAACTTGCATAATCATATGTCGTGTAGCAAAGTCAGGAATGTTGCTTAGTGGATTCTTTTCGTGATCCATTACTACATTCCAACAATCATATATCCATTTATTCATAATATTTCCTTTCGTTTTACAGAACTCAGTATAGAACGATTCTTTTTTCGTGTCAAGAACTTTTTACTTAAAAAATTCTTCTAGCGTAACCTCAGTAGATATGGCATCAATCCTAGCCTTTGCAATCTCCAAGTAGTTTTCATCTAACTCAATGCCGATAAAGTTGAACCCACCTAACTTTGCGCCACGTCCTGTAGAACCACTACCCATGAACGGATCAAGGGTTGTGCCACCTTTTGGCGTCACCATAGTCACAAGGTAGCGCATAAGGTCTGTGGGCTTCACAGTAGGGTGGTTGTTCTGTGTAGGCGTCCAACGTCCATATGGATTGCCATCTTCACCGTTGTCTGCTTTCTCTGCATGATTTGGTCTGAACTCAGATGATGCTGTAGCCTTTGGTGTAAAGTTCTCTAGCCCATTATTACGATCTTTCTTAGATGTCTTTGGTACATAGAAGAAACGTGCGGCAGAACCTTCTTGAAAACCGATAGGGTCACGGTTAGCGGATGTGCCACATTCCAGTTCTCCAGTGTATTTTCCATATACCACACCCCCGCCATCCACTTTGGTTGAACTGCTTGATCCCTTATTTGACCTACCCTTAGTATCAGGAAATCCACTCGTGACTTCCTCAGAACCATCGTGAATAAGATTGGTAGGGAAACGACCTTGCTCAGATGAAGTGTTTTCGGTTCCTGCGAACTTACCATACGCATTTACCGCCATTCCATCCGTTTTCCAAGAACCATTCCCACCAAGTCGTGCATCATCAACATCAGGATTAGTAGGAATACGACTAGCATCAATATTGATACCACCTGTGCCATACTTCAAAACATTAGCGGCAACGGTCTTTTCCCCTAATGGTTTTCTAGCAACTGTAATAGGTTCTAGGGCAGGTTTGAGTGCTGTACCCCAACCTTCCCATTGTTTTGCGGCATCAGTAGCGGGCGCAGTTATTGTCCAAGTTTCGTATATGACATCACCACCAACTGTGGGTAATGCTGATTTACCACTTGTGCTTCTTGCTTTTGTCTGTGTTCCAATTACTTCACGTTCAATATCATTATACAAGGTATCAATATCCAAATCATCTTTAGCGCCAATAACTTCTTTTATTATTTTCCATTTGTCATGTGACGGTAGTATATTAACCCATGGATCATATTTTTTAGTTTCAGAAGGAAGTGTCAAATAGTTACTAGCACGAAAACCACATTTTTCATCTATTTTCTTTCTGGTCAACACACACTGATCAAACATTTCAATAAGTTGGGTTTTCAATTCAATTATTTTTTCATTTGTTTCTGGTTTCTCACTATGCTTATCAATAGCCTTACTAACATTATGTGACTTAGGAAATCCACTACCATATACCCAAGCGATCATATCCCTGATTTCGAAACCAGCATCTTCAATACGAACTGCCATGCGATGCTGTGTACGTGTACCAGCAAATGCTAGAAGATAACCACCTGGTTTGAGAACTCTCATTGCTTGTTCCCAAATCTCTGTGGACGGAACATCGTAATCCCATTTCTTACCCATGAAATCAATTCCATAAGGTGGATCAGTAACGATACTATCCACAGAATTATCATCAAGGTCTTTAAGTCGATCTAAGCAATTGCCTAGCATAAGTTTCACATCAGTCATTCTAAGTTGCTTTCATTTTATACTTCCGTCTTTCCTTCTTATTGAGAGGATATACGAATATGTGTTTGCCTTTACTATGAACGTATTCTGCTTCGCCGTTCTCTAGCTGTTCCTTAATCTTTTGTGCGTATGGTTTAAGACGCCTCTCGCCATTCTTAGGTGTGTAGTAAGTCCGTATTGTCTTTTCGTGATACAGACGATCATTACCTTTAATCCTTATCGATCTACCCTTTGCAGTCATACCCAAATAGTAAAAGTTTGATGCATAGTATATAGTGCCTACATGCCCTTGCATACTGTCAGCATAACTGACAACAACTTTACAATCTGTATTCTGCCTCAACCAATTAATAGTCTGAGCTATGAAGTAACTCTCCGTGTTCTTAGGGGTGTCATCAATACAGCACAATCGTCTTAATTCAACAACGTCTGTTTCAACTTCCCCATACTTCTTCCAAACACTTGCCATGCCTAGATACGCATATATCATAACACCAATCATTTCAGTTCCATCGAAAAGACCGAAACAGAAACGAGTAGCCAAGCCATTCGTATTCTTGGAGTAATGCCAATCAACAACAAACGGTGTAGCTTCTTGTATAGTTATTGGTGATACGGTGTAATCCGTAACGCTCATGACAATCTTCCTTATGACTTACAAATCATATATTACGTTTATGATCTCTATATCATATCATGAAGTCATGAAGTTGTCAATAATAAACAACATCCATTTTAATGGGCGCATCATCATAAGCAAAGGCGGCAACTGATGTACTACAGTCTCCCATAATACCTTTTAGCAATGCTCTTTCTAAGAAAGACTGTCTCATGGTTAGATCATCATTTGTTTTAGAAACAAGTTCTATAGTTTCAACATCATCTTTTCTACACTGCAATACAGTAGTTCCTTGACCAACTGCTGGTATGATATCTAAGGGTTTGCATATCCTAGATATATCAAGAGCATCTAAACCAGCTTTTGCTAAGATAATTGCATCGTACTCTTTATCGTCAAGTTTCTGTAAACGTGTGTCTATGTTTCCTCTAATAGGTTTTATCTCTACGTTCAAATGACCATACAATTCTTGTATTTGTTCTTTTCTTCGTGGACTGCTTGTACCAATCACACAACCTTCAAACACATTACCTATCAATACATCGTGTGGGTTATTGCGCTTTAGATAAGATGCAACAACAAGATCAGGGTGTTCGATATCACCGGGCATGTCTTTTAAGCTATGAACACCAACATCAATGATACCTTGCACTAAGGCATATTCAATAGCATTACAGAATACACCCTTACCACCTATCTCGTGGATAGGAGTGTTAGGGTTCAAATCACCATCAGTTTGGATGATTACTACCTCTGTGTCGCACTGTAGCTCCTTACAGGCTCTCTCAGCATATGCTAATGCAAGGTCACTACCTCTTACGCCTATCTTCATTATTCCCACCTAACTTTTGGGGGAAGTGTCATGAGAATAGCTTCCATGTTGCCCCCTGTTTTGAAACCAAATCTTGTTCCTCTATCGTACAACAGATTGAACTCTACATAGCGTCCACGCTTAACTTCTAGTATTCTTCTAGCTTCATCAGTATAGGAAAGGTCAGACAAATCATTTGTAATATGTTTGACTAGATAATTAAATGTTCGTCCCACATCCTTAACGAAGTCAAAACTCATATCTTTTGGATCGTGGTACTCAAAAAATATCCCACCAACACCACGCATTTCATTACGATGTGGAATAAAGAAGTATTCATCACAGGCTTGTTTAAACTTTGGGTAATAAGCTTCGTCGTGTTTATCACACATCTCTTTCAATACGTCATGATAAGCTTCCGTATTGAAAGGCAAGCAGGGCGTAACATCCATTCCACCACCAAACCATTCCTTGGTTGATGTCTTGATGTATCGTGTATTAAAGTGCATCGCTGGTACGTGGGGGTTTTTTGGATGCAGAACAACGCTAATACCAGTTGCTTGGTAATCATTGTTTTCTTCAGTCCCAGGTATTTCACTTGCGAACTTAGGATCGAACGACGAATTGATTTTACTGAAATTAACAGTACCTTTTTCAATTACATCGCCTCTGATCGTTTTATGCATTTGAGTCCAACCTTCTTTGGTCGGACTCTTATGCTCTTCCATGTTATAACAAGTATCCCATTCAATGTCTTCTACGGTGTCACATATATCATTCTGCAAGGTTTTAAACCAAGCCGCATAATCGTCAAACATTATTCAAACTTATCCCTTACTTGATTAATAAAGTATTTTATGTGATCTGTTGGAGTGTGTTTGTGAATACCATGACCCAATCCACATACCCAACCAGTGGTGTCAACACCATCCAAACTTTCTAACCATTTATCTAATTCATAATGATAAAGTTTAGTATCCAATAACATATGCTGTTCGTCAAAATTGCCTTGGACAAACCCATTGGTATGTGTCTTCAAAGTTTTTACCAAGTCTTGGGTGGAGTCGATACCAATACCAGCCCATTCCATTTTCTTAACTTTAGGTAAAGAACCATTAGGCAAATCACGTGTGTAGTAACCCACTTTTCCGATTGCGGATAACTGTTCCATCATTGGGAGATACTTGTTCTCATAATATATTTTAGACATATTATGCAAACCACTGTCAAAGATCATGACTACCTCAGCACCTGCTAACTTCTGCGCTCTGATACTTCTAGCCATAAGAGGAATAATAACATCATTCAAATACATCGTTTTGAACTCAAGTGATACCTTATTATCTCCTAAAGCATAGTTAAGAAGACTCCAAGGACCGCCAACAAACCCAATCAAACTTTTTCTACTGGGCAACATATCTCTTGTGGTTTCCAATGCAACCTTTTGGAAGTTTATGTGTTCCATTGCTGTCTCAATACACATGTGGTTCTTGTAATTTTCTTCGGATAAATGAAATTCAAACTTTGGGCTAGGATCAAACGCCAATGGAAGACCCAATCCTTCGACATGCCAAAGAATGTCACTAAACAAGATAGCAACATCAAAATCAAATTCATCAATAGGCAACATAGCAACCTTAGCCGCTATTTGCGGAAGTTTACACATTTGCATAAAGTTATATTGTTCTTTGAGTTGCATGTAGGAACTCTGGTATCGACCTGCTTGACGCATCATCCAAATAGGTGGACACGATTGTTCGACACGGTTAATTGCGTTTGTAAATTTTTCGTTCATATTAGCTTTGCTCCAAAAACTTAGTTGGTCAATTATTTATGCTTTAGAAGCAAGTCCGATATACTCGTGCGAATAGCACATTCTGTTCATATGTTTTTGTAAGCCACCAGCAAACCCACCAAAGGTACTGTCATTGGTATTGTAATCTAAACGTGCGACGCCATTCTTAGATGTACCACGCCATTTATCAGAATTATTCCGAAACTCTCCCAATCTAGGGTGAGCCGTTTTTGTAAAATATCTTTTACCTTCTATTAAGTGTAATTCTCCCATAGCTTCTGTCATTCTAGCACCAATCCCCAAACCTTGAAACTCTGGCAAAACGACGGTACGATGACCTCGCCAAGCATTCTTCAAACTGCCAGAAGGCATGCTTAAGCTAGAAAGAAATCCGACAAGTCTGTCGTTCCAGACTGCAATCCAACATGATGCACCTGAGTGAATGTTTCCGTCGAGATAGTGGTGGTCGCTGAAGATCGTCCAGATGTCTCTGGTGCAAGGTAAGATTTCCAAAACAATGTCTGGCCGATGATACCCCCTTGTGGTCAGCTTACCAGTATGAGTGTCAAAAACCCAATCTGGTTGCAACCACTCAATGATGTCATAATGACAAGATGAAAATACAATATTCTTTAAATTGTTTCTTTTAACGTAACGACTAATAGCATTAGAACAACTCTTAGCAACGTCTCTGTCAATAACAGATGTGAACTCATCAACAACGATATTACTATCTAACTGTCTAGCCAACCTAGCACGAAACTGTTCACCATTGGAAAGAACATGATAAGGACGCAACCAAGAAGGGATACTGTTAAACCCAACAGCACCTAAACGATCTTGCACATCATCAATATCCTTGAAATGAGAAGCAATAGATTTGTCACCATCCCAAACAGGTTCAACCTCTTGACCAAACTCTTTAAGTAAAGTTGTCTTACCAGAACCAGAAGGTCCCACAATCAAACCAACACCAAAGTCTTTAAGCGTAGTCTCACGATCAATAGCACTGAACTCATGAGGATAGAACGTAGTAGTACCATCAAACTCATAGTCCATAATACGACTAATCTCAGATGTAATGTCATCTTGAACAACTGTAACCTTCATTGTTTATCCTTATCATAAGGAGATATAAATCTTAAATAATTAATAATCAAGTCTCCTATAGTATTAGCTTTATCTATCATATTACCTATTCCATTACTAGAACCTATTAATTTATGATACCACAAAAAGTGCGATTTGTCAAGTTTTAGTAAGCTAGAGACTCCACTCGTAGCTTTTCAAACTGAGCGATCTCACGAATTTCATTGTGGAACATCTGACCTGACATCATATGGAACACACGAGCCTCAACGAACTCTCCATCTTGCGTGTATAGGTTGCACCCATAAGACCCAAAAGTGTGTACTGTATTCAGATCAATTTTATGCTTATATACTTTAACTTCCATTATGCGTACTCCTTGTACTTAACAACTTCTAATAAATCTTTGATTAGTTGTTTGCCATATCCTGTGAAAAGGATACCTTGTTGCCACACAAAATGCTCAACATCTTGTCCGTGGTAGAAAGTTTCGCTATCAGCGATCCACTTCAAGGCAGTCTTACGATTACCCGCGCCGATATTGATAACATCTTGAACACGATCTTCAAACTTAGCAACGTCACGCTCTTCTTGCGCTTTGGTTTCAATCACTTGAAGTTCACTGACACGATCATACTCATCCCAAATTGTTTGCTTTTGGGTTGGGGTAAGGGTTTCCCATTCATTCCAAAAACTTTCACGTGGGCGGTAACCATACACATCTTTGTGGAAGTCGGAGATTAAATCGTCGCAATAGGTGAAGGTCATAACATCGTCCTTTCATAGTTGATGAACAACCAATACTATGATTCGTTTAGCTTGTCAACCACTTTTCCCAAGAAGGATGCGTAGCTTCGATCTCGAATTGTTTTTTCTTACGAACTAACTCGTAATAACCAGGGCGGTATGGTACATATACTGGCTTCATATTTGTCCTGTTTGCTTTAATACCATTACATTTATTACACGCAGTAGCGATGTTTTCCCATGTAGTTTTGCCACCCAAGCTAAGTGGTATGACGTGATCAAGTGTTGCCATGGAACGACTGACGTGCTGTTCACAATACAGACAAGTATACAAGTCTCTTAGATAAACGTTATTTTTAGAGAACCGCACTTGGGTTTTCTTGCGAACATAATCTTTTAATATGATAACAGATGGAACTTTGGTTTCCCACGATGGTGATCTTACAACCCAATCGTCGTACCAATCTAATACAGTACACTTATCGTGCCACATGTACATGATTGCTTCTTTCCATTTAATGGTACTAAGTGGTAGATAACTGACTGGTTGACCATCAGCATTTAACATCAAAACATCAGCCACTTAAGTTCCTCTTATAATTTGGCTGGGAAGGTAGGACTCGAACCTACAACCTTCTGTACCAAAAACAGATGCTCTACCATTGAGCTACTTCCCATTAAAGTGTTAGTTCCAACTTATATTGATCCAAACACATATCCTCTAAAGTCTTTGTAAGTGTAACACATTTACTCAGATTGTCAACAACTGATGATACTGCATCACCCTGTCGTCTTCCTTGAATTACAGTCTTGATTTTCTTGCCTGTCACACGTTCCATTGCACTAACAACTTCAAGAACAGTATAACCTACATTACCACCCAAACACTCATACTCAGTATTTAGTGCGCCAGTCTCAACTGATTTTGCTATAGCAGAACTAAGATCACTGACATGTACATAATCGCGTATACAAGTACCGTCACGAGTAGGATAATCCACGCCAAATATATCAATGTGGGGAAGATTTCCAGCAGCAACCATAGCACAACGACGAATAAGATGAGTGGCAGAGCCAAGTTGCCTATGAACACCATTAGAACCAGAGACATTAAAAAAGCGGAAAATAGTATGCCCATTGGACTTCTCCTTTATGATATCCTCAGCCGCTACCTTAGATCGTGCGTATGGAGATGCCATTTCAAATGCACTAGACGTACTCGCAAAAATAAGGTTGGGTGTATCGATATAATTAAACAGATTATCTGTACCCATCGTATTCACTCTGTAATACTCAGATGGTTCAATAAGACTTTGTGGTACGACACTTCTACCAGCAAGATGGACAACAGCATCGTATTCTGAACGATACTTCATAACCCATGTGATATCCTGTAGCTTTAAGCTACAATACTTTTCAACATTGTTATGTTCACCGTGGAAGTTAATGTCAATACCATGAACCTCATGCCCATATTCAGCAAGACGCTTAACTAAGTGGCTACCTACATATCCAGTAGCTCCTGTTACAAGAACCCTACTCATCAGGCTTAACGATAAAATGTATTGCGGCAACGCATCCATCTACTGATTTGATGAAATAATCGATATCATTATCAGAAAATAGTTTTGTAAGTTCTTTTATTGTCAGGTCTTTTTTCTCGTAAATGTTTCGCATACTTATTACCTTGTTAAAGTTATGGGTGGTGCGCAAGAGGAGTTTCAAAGTCAAATATCGTAGAACGTTAGATATTCTTTGGTATAACTCCACCCCTACCTTGCTAACGACATGCACCTGCCGAGATACTTCCATCAAGCCTTTTGTTGTGACTGCTAAATCACTTCTCATCATATGGGATTTGCTGACCCATACTAGTCGGTGCTACCCAACACGTTCTTGGTGCGAGAGGTAGGGATCGAACCTACGACCTGGACGTTATGAGCGTCTTGCTCTACCGCTAAGCTACTCTCGCACACTGTTTTGGCGTTCCCTGTAGGATTCGAACCTACGACCTACTGCTTAGAAGGCAGTTGCTCTATCCAGCTGAGCTAAGGAAACTAATTCTTACGCCGCTAATGTAGCTTGGTTATCTACAACTTTGGCTTTTAACACTTCGGCTACTTCATTAGCCGCTTCGTATGTTTCAAATTTAAGGTCAAACACAGTAGGGGTCTTGAAGTTACTTTTCTCAGCACCAACCATTACAATGTGTTGTACCACTTTACCGTTTCTTTCTAATGTGTATCTCATGAATTGTCAATTGCTTTCTGCATTACACGATAAGGAATTGTACCTATGAAAATATACAAACTCCAAAAGATTAGGTTAGCTACGACAATATCTATCATCGGCGTTGAAACTTTAAAACGTGACGCTCACCACCAAGATGGAAACGAATGGTAGAGTGGCTATATACTTCTCGCTCTTCTCTACGATTCTCAGTCACGATATTACAACGCTCTTCGTAAGAATATCCTACAATACGTTGACCATTCGAACCTTTTGCGCCTTTATCAGCACCAACTAATCCACCGATCACCGCTCCAGCCGCCGCACCACCATCATCACCAGTAACACCTTTTCCAAGCAAGCCACCAATGATCATTCCTAGAAATGCGCCGCCTGCGGCATCTCCTTCACCTTGGTAGTTTTCATAAACTGGGACTTCTACGTCACGACATTCACGAACTTGAATAGGGTTGTTGGTAACTACGGTCTTAGTATGATCAAAGACTGTAATGTTTGTTACATTCTCGTTTGCCGTAGCCTGTGTTGCAGTAGCCAGAGCGGCTACCAATACTAATTTCTTAAAATTTTTCATTTGGTTGATTCCCATATGTTTTTGTTAAGTCTGTTAGAGCATCATCATCGAAGTCGGGTAATACAGAAAAGGCATCTTCATCTGGCGTACTACTCAAGTGTACTTCCCAATATTTATCTGCAACTTCTTCTAGTGTCATGCCTTTTACTTCATCTGGCATTGTATCCAAAGCCCAATCCATAATTTCAACTGTCACTTCATCTTCATATGAAGTTTCAAAGCCCAACTCACTCATAACACTCTCCTAGCATATTTAACAACCATAGTATCGATCTCATCTAGCTTTACTTTATCATAAGCATTTTCAGCAAGATTTTCTCCGACACGAGACATTGCATTAAGAATTTCCAAGGGAATATCAGAGTCTTTGTAGTTCTCCGAATACTCCATCATCTTGCGACCAAGATTAGCCACTTGTTTTTGGGTATCCGTTACCTCAAAGAATGTTAAGTCGATACTCATTTGTTTTCCTTTTCTTTCGATTAAGTGTATAATACACTAGTGGTTGGGTGGTGTCAACTAGAAAGTTTGATCTTAGTTGCAAAAGATTCCACAAGAGGAACCGCACCATTAAAAGCTTCATCTTCCCACCACCGCGAATCATACGGCATTGCCGTACTTTCGTCAAGTATCTGACCAAGATTTTGTGTCATATATTGTTTAACATGGATCATCTCATGCGCAACAGTTGCGAAAGTCTGTCCCATATCATCATTTGTTTTTACCAAGATAGTAAACTCTCCATCATCGTCATCAAAGCACATCCCTCTGTTACCAACTAGGTCAGCAGTTTCTATAGAAATCTTCCGTGGGATAATACCAAAATGCTTGCAGATGTAGTAAACAAAGTCATCCAAAAGAGCATCATATTTTTCGTTGACTGCAACGTCAATTATCATAGTCCAACCTCTTTTGTAAAGATGTGCCACATAGCTTCTTCTTGCTCATAAGCTTCTTTCTCCCATGGACGATCTGAATAAGGAACATCAACAACCTCACCTTTCCAGAGATTATCTGAATTTTCGTGAGACAAGTCACCTTCAACATACTGCTTAACGTGAACCATCTCATGAAAGATAGTACGGATTAGTTCGTTCTTACTTTGATCTGGATTGATACCGACAACGATGTCTTCACCTTCTTCAAAGTCAACATACCCACCATTCTCTACGCCCTTGAATTCTATTTCAAGGTCAACGTCAAGATTAAGAAAGTCACAAGCAAACACGACAACTTTGTCCATTAGCTTGTTTGTTATAATCTTTGGCTTGGCGTATGCAGTGTAGTACATTTAAATCTCCGATAAGTCGATTTCGAATTGATCTTTAGGCGTTGTTGCTTTCCAAAATTTTAGTCGGTCTTTAGAACTCTCGATTTGTTGTTTGAGGTCTTTAACCATTTCGTCCGTCAGTGATAGCATATTGATTCTGAGAAGTTTGTCAACATCTAATTCTAATGCATCAGTAACTTTTAATATCTGTGTAGCAATAACATCTTTCTTTTTGTTTTTAAACTGAATTGTCCCATCTAGCACTGCTTGGATAAACTGCATCTTAACTTTGAGCCAACGTGATTCTTCAGTCTCTTGTTTCTTTCGTAGATTAATTCTTTTTTGCAAGACAGTCAAGCGGTAATCGACAAAATCTTTAATTAGTTCACGCTCATCTTTATATTCACGTAGCTTACCATTCTGGTCGATCACAGTAAGGTTCTCAGTCAGAGGTTTGCTCAACTTAAACTTACGGATGATGCGTTCATCAGTCCAAGCATTGGCAGAAGCAAGCTTAAGTTTGATTTCAAAACAAAACCCAGTCTTATCACATTTGTCTTCGTATGAAACAATGTCGTTATTGTCTTCCAATGTGTCAAGCACCTTGATGTAACCCTCACGGTCAAATCCATAAGGTACTTCAGTGATAACCATTACAGTTTTGCTTTTGCGCTCGAACGTACCGATGACTTGGTACTTATCTTCTTCTTTGTTGTATTCTACCTTGCCACTAAAGTCTGGAAAGGTGATAGGAAGCTTTCGTGCAATAGAACCTTTCGCAAGATATTCTTTAACTGCTTTGGCAAGATGCTTTGTACTTCTTGGTAAAATGCTAGTAGCAAAGCCTGTAGCGATACCCTTAGCACCATTAGCCAATACTAAAGGTAGTACAGGCAAATAGAATGATGGTGGCTCATGCTCTGGATCATCATGTACTGGTGACAACTCAAGGTCTTTGATATATGTTTCAAAGTTTTTATGCACACGTGTGTATACATAACGTGCCGCACCCGCTTGTTGTATAAGTCTAGTACCGAATGAACCTCTGCCCTCTACAAGGCAGACATTGTTATTCCAAGAAGCCGCCATTAACTGACCAGCACCTGCGGCTGAAGTTTCACCGTGGTTATACCCATAGTCAGAGATAATACCAGAAACCGCTGATACTTTCTTGAAGTCTCGCTTAGAGTTTAGCAAAGATGAATACAAATAGAACCGCTGAACTGGCTTTAGTCCATCGATCATATTTGGAATGGCACGAGACTCAACCGTGTACATAGCAAAGTCAAGCCATTCGTTCTTGGCAACATTGCTAATCGGATAGTCCGTAGTGGACTTATCATCTTTTGTAAATTCTAGTAAACTCATCTACCGTCCTCATCTGATTCAAAGCAAGGCTCATACTCTTCTTCGTATTGTGCTTGCGCTTCTTCTTCAGTCATTTGCTCTTGTAGCTCAACTACGTAATTACCAATCTTGCTCATCGAAATAACTCCCATCCGTATAATGTGTTCCGCTGTTCATAATTGCCCAACGTAAACAGTTCCATGTATTGTATCTTGTGTGGTAGGCTAACTCTTTAGTATCCCAACCCATCTCCACACCTTCAGCTTTTAACTGTCGATACCAATGAATAAAGTTTATCACCCTGTCCATACCTTGTCAACCCCCTACGAAAACATGAACTGTTTACGTAGTGCCGAATCTTTACCAAACATCATTTGGAACATAGACGCATCGTCAACGGTAACAGTGTCGTACTTTGGTTTGTTAATAATCACATCATATTCTTCTTCAGTCAAAGAGCCAAGCCCCTTAATGTAACGATGCTTCCAACCAGATGGGTTGTCTGTTTTGAACTTCGATGCTTCTTCGTATCCGTAGAACCACTTCACCTTCTTATCTTTATTTGAGATCATAATTGGTGTTCGAGTAATCTTAACTCTTCGCTCAGATAGCAGTCTAGGCCAAAACTTATAGAAGAAAGCAATCAGCAATGGACTGATGTGTCCGATACCATCGTGGTCAGCATCTGTAAGAGTTGCGATGTTCTCATATTGCATATTGTCTACGCTATCTGGATCATTGATATTCAAACCAAGTACAGCAACCAACTCAGACAACTCTTTGTTCTTGAGAACGTCTGCTGGCTTCATGTCCCACGTATTCATAATAACCCCTCTGAGCGGCATAGCGCCCACCTTATCGGCGTTACGAACTTTCAGTAGGAACCCCATGGCAGAATCTCCCTCGACAATCTTAAGTGTTGCTGAGGGCTTGTTAGCGGCAATGTGCTTGGCTACCTTTACCTTGCGAAGGTTCTTTTGAGCTAGAGTAGCGGCTCGTTTATCTTGCGCTAACTTCTTAGCCAACTGAGCCTCAATGATTGGTTCGATGATCGAAGGTGTATTCATGATCTTTTGCGAATAGAACACAAAGTCCTTAACGCCAGACTCAAGATAATGTGCTTTGACATTACCCATTGGATTTGTCAAACGCTCTTTTGTTTGTGAATCAAACTTCGGATTGACAAAGTTACGACTGAACATCACGAACGATAACCCACTCTTGATTGTGATCTTAGCCATTTCGATCTTATACTTACGCTTGATCTTAACAACAAGTTCGTCAACGATACCATTCATCACGAAGTCAACGTATGTGCCGCCTTGGCGTGTGTTCACACCATTGACATATGAGTTTGATCTGAAACCGTCTTCACTGGATGCAATGAAGAACGAGAGGTTGTCGCTCTTTTCAATAATAGAAGCTTCACCCTCTTGGATGAACATCTCAGAATATTTCTTAAGGTTATTTACCTTGATGCGTTTCTTATTGAAAGAGAAAGCAATCTCAGGGAAAGCCATTTGCAATGCAATCAAACGATCCTCAAGCAAAGCGAGTGTGTCGAGATCATTAAGGTTGTTCACCTCAAACAAATCAAAGTCTGGTACGAATGACACCTCAGTACCATTGCCAGTCTTTTCTTTCTTTGTCTCACGTATCTTTTCAGCACCATTAGTGCATGACACTTGAAGGATAGTACCATTAGACCAAGTTTTGCCAATGAACTTAGCTGATAGGAAGTTAGTAGCTGATGATCCAACGCCATTCGTGCCAATGGTAACACGTTCGTCATCAAAAGACGTACCCGCATTAACTCTAGTCCAAGCCGCTGTAGCCCTAGCTATAGTCTTCTTGGTGGTTGCATCGAACACATCCTCATGTGGGATACCACGTCCGTTGTCAGAGATAGTAATAGAGTTATCCATCTTGACTGATACGTCGATCTTATTGGCGTGTTTAAAGCTTGTACGAATTGCCTCATCGATTGAGTTGTCAAGTATTTCATCTACCATTTTAGATAGTGCAGGAACGTACTTTGCAGTTTTCCATTCACCCATAACAAATCGCTCAACTTCCTCAAGGGAACTTGAACCCATATACATGCCAATACGTTCTCTGACGTGTTGACGTGCTGTTAAAATTTTAAAATCTTCTGCCATGTGGCCTCGCTATTCTCAGGATTGATCAATAATCCTTATTTAGTAACATTTATAAATAGTATCATAGAAAAGAATGATTGTCAAATAGGAAAGTTTTGAAAATGAATACTAATTACCTATCACCCATCGGCTTTACTGTGGCTGTGTCTCGTTTGCCTAACG